GAAAAAAGCTGCTGAAGCAGAAGCAAGAGCAGAAGAAGTAACAAATCAAATTAAGGAAACTAACAGTAATTTATTCAATGAAGATGGTACTTTAAAAGATGAACAACAAATAAGACAAGACTTAGATGATATAAAAGCCGGTTTTGTAGGCAAAGGTATTATCGGTAAGGTCTTTAATAAAATTTTAAGTTCATTCAATAAAAGCCCATTTAAAGAACCGGCAGCGAACATTATAACAAATATGGAAACTGTTACTTCCTTCTTAGATAATAAAGCAAAAGGTCTTACTTCATTTACTGACAAAGTTTACAGAAGGTTAAACCGTGCGTCAGAAGTGGTTTTACAAAACCAAAGAAAGATGCGTGAAAAACTTGATGACTTTGCTAAGGAAGTAGGTTTTGAAAGTTACTATGATTTTGAATCAAAAGTAAACACCGCCTTGGGTCTCGATAGGTTAGGTAGACCAAATACTAAAACTCTTGTTATAAACAAACTAGATAAGTCAGGAAACATAACAGACGTTAAAACTAACATAACTCAAAACGCAAATCAATTATTGCGTATTTATGCTCTTAGTAAAAATGAAACACAAAGAAATAAATTACTAAGACAAGGTATTACACCTGAGATATTAGAAGACATTAAACAAGAATTAGGTCCTGACATTATAGCGTTCGCAGATAAGATAGTTAATTATTTCAGCACCGAATATTTTAATGAAACCAACAATGTATATAAACAAGCCAATGGTATTAACTTAGGTTTTGTCGAAAACTATTTCCCAACTAAAACAATAAAACAAAAAGTAGATGCAAGTATGTTGTTAGACGGCAACTTTAATGGAATCTTTTCTTCAGAAACCGCTCCTGCATTTAAAGAAAGAACCGACACAAGAAGTGGTATTGATTTAAAAACAGGTGGCTTTATAGACGTTATGCAAAACCATGTGGAAACTATGGAGCGATATAAAGCTCTTGCAATACCCGTTCAGCAACTAAACGAGTTCTTTAATATACCTGCAGTTGATTTACTTCTTGATGTTTCAGGAATGAAAAAATTATTAAAGACTACAGTCAATGCTGCAGTCAATCCACAATCTGCATCAGTAACTGCAGAAACCGGTGGTGGTAAGTTTATTAGTAATTTGGCAAATAAGTTTACAGGGTTTGCATTAGCGTTTAAATTAATTCAAATTGCTAAACAAGCTACATCATTTGTTAACGCCTTTTCACAGTACAATTATTTTAAACCTGATAGTACAATTCCAAAAGTATTCCAAGCACCAATCGAGGCGGCTATGTTTGCAGTAGATGCCGTAGGAGTTCTTTTTAGCATGGTGCCTGATTTCTTTGGTAAAGAAGGAGCCATTGCAAAAGCAAGAAAAATGTCTGCAACTTTTGACCAAAGGGTTACAGAGGGATTGGAAGGAGATGTATATGGTCTTGAAACAGGGTCTAACACTTTAAAACAAGTCGGTAAAGGAACCGGCGTGTTTCCAAAGCTCGTAAGAAACTTCAAGAGACTTTCAGGTAGTCCTACAATAATAGGAGATATATTAGGTGTTATGGGTTATTACATAAACTACAAACGTAATATAGCGAATGGAATGAGCGAAGCACAAGCCCTTGAAGCATTTAATGACTACAACTCCACTCAGCAATCTCGTAGAGCAACTGACAAAATTCCTTTACAACTAAAAGGAGACGGGTTAAGTAGGTTCTTTACGATGTTTGGAAGTACATTGTTTTTACAAATAAATAAAGTAAGACAAAGTTTAGACAACTTATCTAAAAGCTATCAGCTCGGGAAGGTTGAAGGTAACAACAAAGTAACCAAAACAGTATACGGAGCGAAAAAAGTCTTAGAAAATAAACAAGCAGTAAGAAGTTTTTATTTAAACTTTGCAGTAGCCAACGTATTGTTTACCGCAGTGTCAAACATAGCATTATTAACAAGAGGTGACAACGAAGATAGGGATGCGTTTTTTGATAAACTAAAAAAGGCTATGATGGGTCTGAATCTTTTATATCAAATACCAATCATAGGTGCAACGGCAGAGCAAGGAATCAACTATTTTAGTGATGATAGACGTAAGCCTGTTGATGATATAGTAAACCCCTTAACAAGCGTATTAATGAAAGCTCTTAGACAGATTGAAGAAGCAACAGAAAAAGGTGGTAGCTTTGGAGAAAAGATTGCTGCAGGAGTTGAGCCGCTTATTGAATTAGCACTAGGAGCACAGACAGACCCATTTGTAGGGTTATACAATGCAATTCAAAAAGGAGTGTTTGGGGATGTTAATTCAGAAGAATTTTATGAAGCCATCTATGATTTCTTAGGTATTACTCCATCTTATAGACCGGGTTACGGACAAAGAGGCTCTTCAGTAAAAGGTATTATACCGCAAGGGGGTATCAGAACAAAGTCTGATTTGAAAAGATATAGCCCTGAATTGTATGAATTAAAGTATGGACAGAAAGACAGAATTAGAAAAGAACAACGAGAGCGAAGAAAACGAATGCTCAAAGACATGGGTTTTAAAGAAATCAACGGTAAGTTGTATCCAATAAATTAATATTTAAAATACCTAAAAGTCTTTTGTTTAGGATAATATAACATAAGCTCTTCGTCATTAAAAGCTCCTTTACGGGGTTTTCTTCCTCCCCAACGTACTTCGCCTTTGATTTCTGACGGAAGTCCGTATATGATGCCGTCATCACAAGCCCATATAATTACCGGGTTAAGTCTTTTATCACACAACTTAACTATTTTTCTTGCTGCCACAGGAAGTGGATATGCGTCTGCTATATTTTTGTATCTTCCTTTTACTTCTGCGTAGGATATAAGTTTGCCGTTCTCATCAAAGACTCTGTAGTCTACGTCGTTTTCTCCAAGTTTCTTATAGGTTCCTTTGAACCTGCTTACAAACTTTTCTATTGCTTTTCTTTCTCTTTTTAAATCTTTATTAGATTCGAACCTCATTTAATGATGAATTTCTGTATGACAACGTGAGCACAAGATAACACATTTATCAATTTCTTTTTTAATTTTTTTTATAGCCAAACCTCTTGCTGCTGCTTCTCCTATTGCAAATTCTTTATTGTTTTGTGGGTGATGAAACTCCAAAGCGTGTATAGAAAAATTTGGATGTGTTTCCTTTGAGTATCCACATATTGAACATTTACTATTTCTTTTATATTGTTTGAGCCATGCTCTAATATTGTGTCTTCTGTTTTTTTTAATTTCATTGACACACTTTTTACATTTTCTGCTAGGGATGTTTTTCCCTGCTTTTGTAAACTTACCTGAAAGATAAAAGTCGGATATATGTTTTCTTTGATTGCAGTGTGAACAGGTTCTATAGGTCATCGTCGAGAGAGTCTTGAAGACTTTTTAATTCTTCTATTAATGACTTAACCTCTATTTTTGCTTTATCTATTTCTTTATCCGCAAGTTCTTCATATAAGTTTGTAAGTCGGTTATGTAGTCCATCCATAAGATAGTTGATGTGCTTTATGCGTTCTGCATCTATGGACGATATGCCTACCATTTTTATTCTATGTGTTCTTCCTTATCCATTGCATTAAGAAACTCTCTTCCCATGCGTGGATTAATTTTTTTTATATATCTGTAAATTTTTCGTGAATTGATTTTAACCGTCTCCCGGTCCTTTTTGCTTGAGTCGATTCCTAAATTAGCATACATACTGCAATCAATACGTAGAAGCTCGTCGATTTTTTTCTTTCCATTCCAAGTAGAAAATTCAACAATCTTATCTATGTCTTGAATACTATACGCCATTTATGATGTGTATTATCTTTGAGTTAATTTTACTTAGTTGTTCTGAGTTGAGGTGTCTTCTTTCAAGAATTTCTAAAGTGTCGCTATATTTATTCCTTGAATTTAGACGATTATTCAACCGTTCTAATTCCAAAGTTAAACTTTTATTTTCGTTTTCCAAATATTTAACCGTTTTAAATAATTCTTTCCTACTGTATGAGTCGTGTGCATTTACACCGTCGTGATTAAAAAACAGTTCTCTTATAAGGTGGTATTCCTCTCTCAAGTTCTTATCTGTTATCCATAAATCTTTAAATTGTTTCAATCCGTGGAGTACAGTGGCGTGGTTTTTACCTATACTTTTTCCAATAGCACTGCATCCAAACTTGAGTTCATTAAGTATTTTATAATATATCATTCGACCGTTAACTGTTTCTCTTTTTCTACAAGAAGTTTTTATAGAGACGTTTAGAGATTGGTCTATTATATCAGCGAGGACACGAAAGGTTCTGTTTGTTTTTATTAGTGATTCCATTTGATTTTGCTTTTAGAGTTTTATTTTCTATTATATAATCTAGGTAGTCGTCTACCTCGATGGTTTGAACATCAAGAAAGAAAGGGGGTTCGTCTTCTTGATTAAGGTATTCTACTTCAAAATATATAGGAGGATTGAAGTCCTTACATACTCCACCAACCATTTGGGACCAACCGTTTTTTTGTGGTAAAGAGTCGTAGGATGAGTTTACTTGTGCCGCTATTTCAATGCCTACAAGTCTTGGGAACTCTTTTAATTGAGTTACAAACCAATCATCTACTTCATAGTACAAGTCAATCGCCTTTATATATCTCTGTTTTAAAGCCATATTGTTTTAGTTCACTTATTCTAAACTCCTGTAGTTTAGAAGTTTTTCCTTTGGGTTTTTTAATCTCACTAAAAAGAACATTAGCGTTTGGTGGAATTGCTATTAAGTCCGGTATTCCATTCTTGTTTGTGTTGATTAACTTGATAACATAGTAACCTTCACTTTCAAGCTGCTTAATTCTTTTTTTCTGTATCTCTTGTTCGGTCATCTTTTAAACTGTTTCTGTAATCTAAAATAAAACCTACTATTACTATTAAGTTCATCCCTACAGACGCAAAGATTTCCTTTATGTCAGCATAAACATTCATTGTCAAATGTATATGTCCAACAATCCAAAAGGGTATAGCGAGGTTCTGACTCACCCAAATGACAAAAAAGATAATAAACTTTTTCATCTTTACAAAGTTAATAAATCTCTTTTAAAATGTTGTACCGTGTAATCTTTCTTCTTTATCACTGTCTTGTAAATATCTTTCTCAATTCCCTTTTCAGAAAAGACCCAATAAATTTTACTGTGTCGTCTATCTTTAGTTGTCATTCTGTCTCTGCTCTGCCAATAACTTGTAGCACTAAAGTCTATGTTGTAATAAATAATAGCCTCAGCTTCTTTCAAACTAATGCCTTCTCTACCGCTTACTATTTGCAATGCTATACATTTATCAGTGTTACAAAACTCTTCAACAGTGTTACAAAGCGTGTCTTCAAAGACACTCTTCAATGCTTTGTATTCTTGTCTAAACTTATAAAAGATTGCAATTTTTTTATTTTTAAAATGCTCTTTGATGAATAATGCTTTTGAATCGTCGAGAATAATTCCGTTACCGCTCTCGCATATAATAGTTCCGGAATACAGTTGATGTAACTTCTGCATCATTTTAGCAGGTGTGTCTGCAAGTATAGTATCTCCTACGCCGTTTATTACTTTATCTTTTGTTAACTGTTTTGTTAGTTCATACGTTATAGGTTTCATCTTTACACTCAGCACCTCTTCATCTATTGTATTGGTAAACCCCGCCTCTTGTTGTGTAAAACTTATAGTGTATGGTTTCATTTCATACAAAATATTTAAGGTTCCTTTTGAGTAATCGTTTATGTAAACAGAGTTAATAATTTTCTGAGTAACCTTAACATAATCCTTAGCGAACTTGTAAAAGCTCACGTATTTTTTAAACGGGTTTGTTGGGATACCAAACACCTGATGATACATCTGACTGTAGCTTTCAGGTGTTGGTGTTCCCGACATCAAACAAACATAGGGGCTTCTGTTTTTATTAATTAAATTTTTTATATCCTTTGCTCTTTTACTTGGCTTTGGGAATGCACCTAATGAGTGTGCCTCGTCTACTACAATAAAATCAAACCTATTACTTGCTCTGCTCTTTACTTTGTGTAGTGACTCATAGTTGATAACAGTTATCTCAAAGTCGGGGTTGAGAAGTTTATAATCGTTTTCAATCGAACTGATGGCTTTCTTTTTTGTAACAAACAAAACATTATTACACTGAAGTCTTGTGGCTATGCCCATGCTTGTGAGTGTTTTTCCCGTTCTGACCTCCATAGATAAGTATACGAATTTATATTTCGCACATATCTCAGCACCCTTTTCTATTATTGTTGATTGGTATTCTCTGAATTTAAACATAGTTTTTTATAATGTTCAATTGAAAAATTAATATTGTCTCTTACCTCATCGTCTGATTCTGACTGATAAACAAACTCTTCCTTGGTGTAGGCTTTCTTTCCTCTGCCTATCTTCACTGTTTTTGTTTTGTTCATAACCCTGAACAATATTTCCATTTGCTTTAGTTGTTCGCAGTCACTCCAACCTGAAGTCCTTCCCAATAGTTTTGCCATCGTTAATTAAATTATATACTTGTCTACATCTTTCATAATCTTCTACGTCTGTAAAATATTGAAGCATCTGTTCAAGTGTCTTTAAAGACACAGTCTTCTCCGGATTAAAAACAAACCATCCCTCGCCTTGCATAATTAGTTCTTCTATGGTGACATCACCATTTAATACATTCAAACTATTTATCATTGCTTGGTTTATATCACACATTTAATCTTGATTGTGGGTTAATTTCATCGGCTCTTTTTAATCTCATCCATTTACCTGAGTGGTCTCTACCTTCCTCGGGTGAAGCTCCCGTTTTAAAAACGGCATAGGCAACCATCCATTTATTGAATCTAATCCTACTTATGGTTAATTTGGCTTTAGGTCCATAGTCAGGATAGTGTTCGATAAAGTCTATGTATGCGTTTTGCAAACTAATTCTTACGTCTGTTCGAAGCATATCACTTGGCTCACTACCGTTTATAAGTCCACACCATTCAATAAAGTCGTGACAAGTTTCTGCAGATAGTTGTCTCTTTTTAAGGTTTACAAATTTGCTTTGGACCAATCCTGTGTTGAGGTATCCCTGTAAACAGTTAATCATATAGTTGTCAAACGCACACCATTCGTCATCGTTCCAATCGCCAAACAGAAGTTTTTTAAACTCGTCCAAAGGTGTATGGTTTTTATTATAATGTTGATGGAGTTCTAGTTCCCATTTACGTCTCGCAAAAGAATTACCACTGCCTTTGATTGCGTAGTTAGTTGTAATCGCTATCTTGGGAGACTTGCTGAAAGGTATTTTAATTGCGTCCTTGTTTTTCTTTTCTAATGTCAAACCTTCAGTGACAACAGAAAATAATCTTTCAAAGTCAAAATGCTTTTTCACATCATCAAAGACAAGTATCTGTGTGTCTGCTGATACAAGCTGATAAGCAAAGGACCTTTCAAATGCAAATGCTTTTCCGTCTATGGTTACAACCTTTTTCATTTGGCTTAGTGCGTTCATAAATATTCCTTTACCCGTGCCGCCTTCAGGATTGTCTGATATTACCTCATCATTTAATATTACTGCAGGACAATAAGATAGGTTTTTGTGTCCATGCATCATAAAACCTATTGTACTCTCCATTGACTTTACTCTGTCTTCTTCTCCTTTACAGATGTTTTTAATAAAGGTCTTGTAGTCTGTGTTGTCTTCACAAGAAGTGAAGTTTCTATTTATTACGTGGTCTTTCCAAACGTATCCACCTAAGTCTATGTAATCAATGATGGTTTTTTCTTTGGGTGTAACTTTAACTGCACAATTTCTGAAATACAAATAAGAAGTATCCTTGTTGTCAGCAATAAAATAAATATCTATTGTAGAAAGCAATGTCAAAAACTCTTCTCTAAAGAATCTTGTTTGGTCTGCAAAGTAGTTGTATATACTTAGGTCATCAATATCAAGGAGGTAGTTTAGAATAAAATCTTTGATACTTTTTTCGTCAGTGTGGTCTATCAAGTTGTTAGTCACTTTAACAAACACATAATTCTTTCCTCCCTCGGGGCAGTATTTGTAAAAGCCGTTGTCTTCTAAAAACTGTTTAAATAAAACGTGAACAATCTTTATAGTTCCTTTATCGTTCTTGGTCCAAAACTGTGTCTCTTGTGCTTCTTCGTCTATACGTGTGAGGACGGCATCTATTACCTCGCTCTCCAATTGACTGTCCTCTAGTTGGGAGCGAATCTCTTTTTTTGACGTGCCTCTTTTGAGTTTTATTTTTAAATTGTTAACTCGGTCTTCGTCTTCATAGTATTTGCTTCCAAAGTTTTGAGTGTTAGCATACGCACTGTCAATAGTTCTATTTATTTCAGTCTCGTTAAAATCTGAAGTTTGATAGTTGGATAAAATATATCCTGCTAACGATTTGTTTATTCCAAAGTCATTAAAAGCTGAGGCTAGTACATAACAGTTATGATTTCTTTGTCCTTCAACCATTGGATATTTTTTGTTCCACCAATGTAGAAGTATTTCAACGATTTTGTTTTCGTCTGTTATAGGAATGGTAGGAGCATCTCTGTATTGGTGCTTCTCTTGGTATTCTTTCTCTTCTATCTTGTCCCATACAGATGAGTTAGGGTTGTGATAGATTAGTGGGTCATAACTTTCATAACATACTCTTGATAAGTTTTTACACGTGACATCAAACTTATCATTATTAAAATGTTTATTTAAAGAATTAAAATAATTTACGTGATTGTCTATGTCTTGTGGTATCTTCACTAATACTTTCAATCCCTTACCGCTTGGAGAAATAAAAACTGAAAAAGTATAGGGAGACTTGGTTATGTTTTCTTTGTCTTGTAATAATTCTTTGCTTTTCTCGTAACCGTCAAAGTCTAAACAGATAAGTCCTGAATGTTCTTGGATGGAGTTGTCGTTTCTTTTTATAAACTTTCCTGAAAAACAAATAGCGGGTAAATTCTTTTTTAGTTCATTGCGTTCTGCTTTGCGTTGCTCTAGCCTGATACGCTTTACAAGTTCCTTAGACGCTCCGTCTTTGATGCGGTCTAATATATGCTCTACTTTTCTATAAAATGGTGTGTCTGTTGATTTAATGTTTCTGAATATAGTGATGTCTGATGTCATAATTTTAATGTTTGTGCTTACTTTGTGCTTACTTTGTGCTTTCTTTCTGTCTGATTTTCAATGAGTTGCTCACTTTGTTAACTTTTTTCCCTTGTATTAAAAAAATAAAATAATAAATAATAAATATAATTATAAGATTTCGCAGACAAAAGTCAGCAGAGCAGGTCCAAAAAAAGGGGGACTTTCATCCCCCCTGAAAATGAATAACTCTAAATTAAAAAGGCAAGTCGCCTCCCGTTGGGGTTGCTACTGTCTCTGCCTCTTTCTTTTCGGGTGTCCATGTATCTAGTTCCATGTATGGATTACCACTCTTGGCATACTTGATGTTCATATTAATCCACCCATTTTTTTGATGCTTCTTCATAAATGAAACTGCATCGTCGCATTTAACCGACACTCTACCGACAACAAAGTCGGGAGCATTTTCTTGTCTTTTAAAAGAGAAACCGTCGGCAAATATTTTCTCTTCATTATTATTAGCTTGTGCCATTATATAATTATTATGTTCTGTTCCAAAAGTTTTCTAGTTGCGGAGATAATTTTTCTTTTCTCGGCACGAGTCTCACAAGTCATTGGAACTTCGACTATATGGACACGTTTCTTTTTAAATAGCCGTGTCTTTAAAGACACAAGCCATAGTTTAAATTTCTTCATTAAAGTAAAATTGATTAATGTCTTCTGTTGGATTGTCGCCAAAAAATGTTCGGTAAACTTCAACCGCTTTTTCTACCTTACGTTTACCACGGTCTAAACTTTCTTGACCGACGGTGAAAGCCCCCATCATTAGACTTGTTTTGTCTATAACGAGGAACACCATCGGCTTTCCAAACAATTCTTGATATATGTAGGCTTGACTATCGTAGTTATACTTACGTGCGTTCCACTTAAAATCTGAAATCGAACTTGATGTCTTCAAATCGTAAAGATAATCCTTGCCTACAATGTCTGCCTTTCCTTTCCACATTTCCCCGCATATTTCTTTTACTGCGGGTACTTCAAACTTGTTATCTTCTGCATATATCCAATCAAAAAAATCAAGATTTGTTTTCATTGCTTCAACCCAAAACTCTACTTCATTCTTTTCTTTTAAAAGCAAAGCAAAGTCTCTTGGTCTTGAACTGTTTGCAGATAACTCTGCCACATACTCTTTATACTTCTTTGTGTTACGGGATGCAACATCAATAAAGTCCCAATCTTTTGCTTTGTTTGGTTCTAAAAAAAGTTGATGGAAGTATCTGCCCATAGCAAATTGTTTAGAATCTTCTCTCTTTGCTCCAAACTCTTTGGGATTATTAAGTAATGTTCCTATATCTGAATTAGAAAGGTATTGTCTTCCTACTCCATTATAGTATTCGTTGTCGTCTTTAAGTTGATTGATTATCTCTTGTGTCATTGTGCTAGAATTTTTTTGATTTCTGATTTAGCATTTGCTGACAAAGAATACTTGGTCTCTAATGTGTTGACCAAACTATCCATGCCTTTGCTTTTATTAGCATCAATCCACTTCTGTGCCTTGACCCAATTAGCAGTTCCCAATTTAAGTAATGGTTTCTTTGGTGTCTTTGAAGACACTTCTGAATTAGCAATAGCATTAGATACCTCGTCTGCTGATGCGACTGATGTGTCTAATCCAATTCCAAAGTTTGCTAACGCTCTACCCCACGCTGAGGTTTCGCAGTTCTCCACGTATGATGTCTTATTAATAAAGGTGCTGCCTTTGATTTCTTCTGCCAACCCCGTAGCGATGGTGTTGTCATTCTCGTCTATAACATAAGCCATAATTAAAATAGAGTTTTCTGTTTTCTCTATGACTTCTGTAATTAGTGAGTGCTTTGGAAAGTGTTTTCTGAAATAAATAAGTCTTTCATTTACCTCAACATACTCTTTACCTTTGATGTTTACTGTCTTGAGTTTCATTTGATATTTGATTTAATTTACTTTTAATTTTACTGTATCTCTTTAAGATACTTTCTCTTGATGCTTTGAGTGACTGAATTTGTTTCGGGTTTTTTCTACCGTTAACTTCTGCCTTTATACTCTGACCAATCCTATCGAGTTTTGTACGATAGTTAGACAAAGATAATTCATAGACACCAATTCTCCAACCTTTTTTTAAAAAAATTTCGTGTATATCTGACGGGACTTCTTTGTAATATTCTCCACCCATTGTTGTCGATTGTATAACAACCTCCTTGCTTTCATTGTCCATAGATATTTTACAACCGTATAAAATTTTACCAATGTATCCGTCTCCGCTTACGTCGACTGCATAGTTATCTTCTATTGCTTGTTGCATTATATCTTGGGGCGAATAGTTAGGCAAGTTGATTAAAGGTGAGTTCATAATCATTGTCCGCAGTTACTTTTTCTTTCACTGTTTCTATCCCGTGGATAATAGTTGAGTGACCTACTTCATAACCGTTATACCCCATATACTCTTGGATGTAACGAATTTGCATAGGTCTTTTATAACATAAAAAATATAACAGATGCCTTGCATCTACTATATCTCTTCGTTTTGATTTCGTAAATAACTCTGATGGAGTTAAGTTAAATAGGTCGCAAACTTTTGCTACGTATTCGTCGAAGGCTTTTTCTTTCATTTAATTTTATTTATGTTCCCAAAGATTTTACCGTACGTTTCAAACAAATCATCGAGTTGCTCCTTGGGTGATTTTACACTATTGATTTTACTTTTATTATTTAGTTGACTCATCCACTGCTCGTATAAATATCCGTCGTCGATGTGGTCTTGATTTTGTTCACGAGTTTCGTGAAACATTTTTTTTGATATTGACATTTGATTAAATTTTAATTAGGTAAATATAATGATTGTCTATTTCTTGTGCAAATTTTTTTAGAAAAAGAAGACGGGAAAATTATCTGTTTTTTTCTCATTCTTTTTGGCAATGAGTTTTTCTTTTATAACCTCGTCTTGTTTTCTTAATTGCACTTTCAACAAGATAAGGTATCCAATCAAGTCGGATACCGTATCCTCTGTTAGGTCTGTTATGCCTTTGGTTTTTATTCTAGATAGTTTGTCGTCTATCCTTGCACACAATCCCTCGACTGCCTCTAGTTTGCTGAAGATTTGCGGGGGGTTGTTAGCAGTGTCGCCATAAGCCTTGTTCTTTTCAAGCAAAAGATTTATTATCTTATTTGCTTCGTCTTTAATGAGTTCTGTAGTATCCATTATTGTATTTCTGATAAATAAAATTCATATAACTTTTTCTCTACTTCCTCCACGTCTTTACTTTTGTGAACGTCTTGACCAATCTGCACTGACCACTCATTGTCTTTGTTGCATTCTATTATCGTGCAACCAATGTAAACAATAACAGTTTCAGTGTCGTCTAATAATTGATGACCGCAAAAGTTACCATTATCTTTCTCGTAATCTTTTCTATGATAAATAGTTCCCGTGTCTTTAAAGACACTAAACGTTAACGGCTTGTCTTTGTCTGCCATTACTTGTAGTCTTTGTATGTATCCCTTGTGTGGGTTTGGTCGCATCTTTTCTGCCGATGCTTCTTTTAAATATATTGCTTTCATAATTAAATTACTTTTTCGATTTTAGTTAATCTTTCTAATTTAGCCTCATCAGAAATTTTATCCCAATCACTTGGTGCTTCCCAATGTGGTATTAAACTTCGCATTGTAGCAAAAACAATTCGCTCCTTGTATTTTACTTTGTCTGCAAGTGTCGTGTTTTTGTCTTGGGTCAATTCTCCCATTGCCAAAAATGATTTCATAAAGTTAAATGTATTCTCCATGTTATATAGGTTTTGATGTTAGTGAAATGTATTTATGCACACGATACGACGGCACTTTACGGTTCGTTACTACGTCGGTCCATTCGCCCGTGCTTTTGTTTTGAATTACTCTGTGTCCCGTGTCAAGGGAGCGGTATCTTACGTTGGTGTATTCGATTTCCATTTTATTTAAGTTTAAAGTTTGTCTAAAGATAGTGTAATTTATTTTACTTTGCAAGTTTTAGGTCTGCTAATTTTACGTACCAATATCCGTCTATCAATTTTTTACTTGTGCCATCCCAACTATTACGTGGGTGATATTGCTTCGGCAAGTATCCGCCTTCAATACAGATACGAAGCCCCAACTCTAGGGCTTCATCTATCTCCTCGTGTGACTCAATCAAACTGTCTGAGTCGTCGTCGTGTATTGCATAAAGTTCGTGACCTAACCATATCTCATCACGTTTCTTTTTTCCGTATTTCATTGCGTCGGTAACGTCCAACCAAACGAACTTATCTTTTTTTGTTATATAAATTGCCATATCTATTTTATTAAGTTAATGTTTTTTGTTTGCTCTAAATGTCTGAGTAACGTATTAAGTCCTACGTTTATTCCGTGATGTTCTCTCCACGTGTGGCTATCGTTTACCCATTCGTCGTCTTGTTTGATGTCCTCTGCGATTCTTTTGATTCGCTCTAGGGGTATCATCTCTCCTTGTCTCACTAAGCCTATAACTTGCTTCACATAAGGTAGCCCGTAAATTTCGAAGTCTGAATCTTTATATTCTGTTTTTAGTAGATTCTCGCACTCGTCTAATACTTCGTGCATTAAGTCTAATTTTATTCTGTCGATTTCCATTTGATTATTTATTTATTTCGTTATACAAAGTTTTAATTAATTCGTTGGTCTCTAAGTTTCTGTACTTCACTCGGTACTTGTTCCAACCACTTGGCGATACGTTCAAGCCGTACCACTTACGTATGTTGCGGACCGCTTCCACTAAAGTATTGCTCGACCCGTGGTACCATTTCGTAAATCCGTTCTGACGTTTTTGAATTTCGCCACGGCTCTTTACGTACTTCACAAAACCAATACCGTCTCCGCTAAATCCAAACAAGTTAGTTCGTGGATTGTGGTATATAGTTTTTTCTGTTTGTCTTTGTCCGACCTTTCGTTCTGACAAATGTGTTAAGTCTATATTCATTTTATTAAATTTAAAGTTACTGTTTCTGTCTTTTGACTTCATCAGCAGGAACACACATTCCTGAACAGTAGCCCGTGTCTTTGAAGACACGAGCTTACTTAGGTTAGTCTTGGAACCGTAACACTTCTTCTTCCGTGAACCAACCGTCACAACCGTTGCAATGATAGTTAGCAAACCCGTCGAACTCAAGGTCGTGATAACAGTCAATACAAATCGGTTTTTCTTTACTGCGGTCGAACTCGTTATACATATCTATTTGAGTACACTCAGGCGAGTCCTCAAACTTGAACACGTCCTCAGCATCTGCCTCGGGGTGCCTCGTAAATGTAAACTTGGGCTTGGGTCTGTTGTTAAAGTCGGCGATGTGGTTTGACCCGTTCCACTGAGTTTTCGCTCCCTCGTTGAAATACAACCAACAAGGGTACTCCTTGCCATTGACTTTGACAAGTATCTGCTTTCGCTTGTACCACTTGGGATGACCTTCCAAACTGTCCACTCTCTGCAACGTGGTGTCGCTGACTTTGAACACGTCAACAACTACGTTGTGACCCTTTCCCTTTTCGGGAATGACGTACGGTATACCGTTTGAAACCATAGGGTATTTGTACTTGGTCTTTCCCGTTCCTAAGTGCTTTGCATTACGCAAGTAACGGTAATAGTTACCGTTACCCTTACGCAATGTGCCATAGACCGCAATGAGGTTATCTTGTAGGACGTTGGTCTTTGAATACCAAACCCCGTCTCTCAATGTATAGAGGTGCTTGTTAAAGATTTGAAACGACCGTGTGCGTGTGTTAATTGCTACGAATCGAGCATCAAACTTGGCTAGGGATTGTTTCCACGTGTGACGTGGTGTCCTGCCTAACTTGATTGCTAGGTCCTCGGTGTCGGTCATATTCTTGTTGCCGTACCCGTGAACTGTACCGTTCATCATAAGCAACTCGTGTTTGTTGTGTCCGCATACAAACGGGTGTGTGTTTGCTCTGCAAACTTTCCCAACTGTAGCATATCTAAAGTGAGCGATGTACGGTCTGTCGGTATACAATACTTTGTATTCTCTTGACTTGTGGTATGTAGTCTCGAACGTGTCAAGCCAAACAATACCCAACCCGTGTGGATTGATTCGTGAACTTGTTTTGAGTACCTCACGTGGTACTACTTTGTTTTTCTGTTTGATTATTATAATACACATAAAATTAAATTTGTGAGCGGTGCCTAAAAAGACACAGAACTCGATTAATATTAAACAAAGATACGACAAAATTTAGACATAACCAAATTTATTTTTTTTGGTGTCTAGGTTTTTTCTCTCGATACCTTTGTATTTTTGAGACAAATTTGTATACGCCTTGTCTAGGGCGTGGTACTTGGTATAACCCGCCTCTCGTGAGACGGGCTTTCCTTTGTAGTAAATTGTATAAGACTTTAGTGCTTCCATATTAAAAGTTTTGTAAAAATCTTTCCTTTACTTTTATTGTGTCGCCAACCTTTGCGGTCGCTTCATTACAATAACAATAATTCTTGTTAATGTATCCTTTGTTGGTTTCATAACTCCAACTGTGTATCTTTTCAATTACACATTGTGTGGTTTTTTCATTGGACCACGGTCCTACTACTGTATACATATTATTGATTGTTTAATTCATTAATTATCATTTCTTTGAACTCTTTTATCTTACTTTCTTTACTTTGACCGAAGGTAAATAATGTACCATCAAATCGCATTACAAGTTCGTCTGTCCATTTAAAGTTTTCTAGTTTCATTTTATTAAATTTTAAGTTACCGTTTCATCCTTTTGGAATCATCAGACGGGACACTCATCCCGTTACGGGGGGCGGTGTCTTTAAAGACACAACCCCTTAGACTCTGCCTATGCTATTGTTTCTTTCCATAGGTTGACCACCAACGTGATGACCATTCCACATAGAAAGGCAAGGAACGACCCCAACAATAACCCGACCCCTACAGATGCCCACGATACCCCGACCCCGTCGGTTGTGATGACGTGCCAAAGTATACGCATTGATGTAGAAATTACAAACAGTGTAACGATTGTTAAGATTGAATTTTGAATAATGTTTAAAGTTTTCATTTTTATAAGTATTAAATTAAAATTACCGTTTCGTTCTTTCGAACTCATCAGGGCGAATACACATCCGCCGACGGTAGCAGTTTAGGGACGTGCTAAGGTCCGTTGGTGTCGGTGTCAACCGTTAACCCTCAACCATTCTAAAACGGTGTCTTGGTCGGGTCTGAAGTTTCTTTGATAGCAACTTCTATAAGACCCAAAGGCTCGGTTACGTCGTGACCACCAACCCTCTAGCCATGGGGCGGTGTGTTGATTCACTTTGCCCGTTTCCATAAACTTGGCGAAGTGCTTCGCCAAATCTATGACCGCATCAACTTTGTCAATATTCCCGTCGTACATTGAAATTAAAATAGGTTTCAACGTGTTATGGAACTTGTGCAAGGTCGCATTAGGTTTGTTGACCGAAAAATCTAAGAGGTGATACATTATCTCGTATCGTCTTATTGTTTGCTTCACAGACGTGAAACGGGACGGCAAACGGAACTCGATACCGAACCCCGTATCCTTACAAACGACGTACTTACGGGAGCCGTCGTAACGGCTTGAATTGACCCCGTCGTATACACTAGGCAACATTTGAGGGTTACCCATACAATAACCGTTATTCAGGCGGTGTCTAAAGATAGCAAGTATAACGGGAGAAAATTTTCTCACTTTTTGCATCAGGTCCGCACCGCTCATACCGTCAACCGATAAAGTAATATGACCACCGCAACGACTGTTTGACGGACTGTAATTATCATCGATTATTTTTCGTGCTTCGTGGAACATATTAAAGACCTTTGTTCGCCACATACTAGGACCGATAAGCGGTATTATATGGGTTACCGCTTCATAGCCCCCCTGACCTGACCTAAAACCGCAGGAACTGTCTCTCTCGAACCCACAGAATAACGGGTACTCTTGGACGGCACCACGATTCAAACGGTTCTTTTCGAACTCCATACCAATTTTGAAACGGCTCTCGAACTCGTCCCCGTCAATTTTGACGTTCTGACGGTCGACGGGTTTTAAACCGTTGATGTCGACTTGTTCCGCTTTTGAGCGGTCAATGGGGTTTGGCTTACAGTGATAACTGACAATTTCGCCACGTCTTGTGTTATCGTTTAGAGTTTCGAATTTAACCCCGTTGTTTAATAAATTTCTCATTGTGTTACGTTTTTTGGTGTCTTTAAAGACACAGAATTATTGATTATTATTTAAGTTTTGAATTTCGATTGATACTCTTGATGCTAGTTTCGCAACGTAGTTAGCAATTAAATCATTTTCAACGTCGCCGTTGTCGATGATTTCGCCCGTTTCCGTTACTCTCAAAGTATAGCCCCTTTCTCCGTTGATACCGTCTTTCGCAAACGATAAATTGAATAAAGTTTTTACTCTTGTTGGTACTTCGGCTTCGTCGCCGTTTTGCTCTGCTTTCGCAAATTTCAAAAGTGCTTCGATGCTTCTTGTTGCATCCTCGCCGTTGTTCTCTAATTGAGTACATTTTCTCTTGAATTTAGTTACTAAAGACGTTTCAAGATTACCTGCTTTAACCATTTTGTGACCGAACGACTTTTGCCACCCGTACACTCTGTTAAAAAATACTTCAGCATTGGTCCATTCGATACCTGCTTCAAGTAATTCGCCTTTCGTCTCAGGCTTTTTGAACCACTCTAAAGATTGGCTCACTAACTTCGCTAACTTTAGCGACTTATCAAATTTCGATTTCTTAGCATCGCTTACTTGATTCTGTAAATTCCAAACAGTTCTGAAATTTACTTCACTTTGTGAGGCTAAAAAATCTGCCTCGATTTGCATTAAATTATTCATTTTCAATTATTTAAGTTTAAATTACGATGAACGTTCGTCGTTCATCTGTTCAAATATAGTTCTTTTCTGTAAACTACCAAAGGTTGAACGGTGTTTTTTGACATTTTTTTTAATTTTCTTTTGTTCTCTCTGAAAATCAAGGCTTTGACCTCTGTTAATTCCCTAAGTTTTATTATGCTCTAATTTTCGGGGCTTTGCGGTTCCCTTTAAACTTCGTGTCTTTAAAGACACAAACATACTTTCAAAACGTAATCAGAGGGCGGAGAACGTTAACGGGGGAACGTTAACGGTCCAAACGGGGGCAAAGGAACGGGGGAACGGGGGAACGTCAACAGGTTACAGGTCACAGGGACAAAGGGACCACAGAAAAAGCCAAAAAAATCAGAACCGCAGCACAAAAACGACGACCCCCCCCAAGAAAAAAAACGGACTTCCGCAGCAGGGTGCGGTGCCGGTGGGGTGGGGGGACCTAAATACTACATACACCTAAATAAAATTTTACTATCTTTGTAGAAACAAAAAATTATAAGTTATGCATTTTAAAATACCACCTTCAATGATGGGCTATGAAGTAAAAGACGGAAGGCTTATCAATAACGCACCCACACCTCAAATGGGTATCACTGCAATGATTGATATGAAGAACTCAATGAAGCGTTATAAAAAAGTACAAATGATTGCCGAAGGTAATGAACTTGCTAAGGCTAACATAGACTTATTTAAAAAATAAAAATACTATAAGTGTCGTAAATTATAGTGATTGATGTTTGATTGAAAAGGGGCTTTTGGAAGAGGAAGGTCCCTTTTTTTTATGCCCTTATGTTAACTCTGTGCTTAGTTTGTGTTCAGTTTGTGCTTACTTTTTTTTCATAACTTATTGACTATCAACTACTTAATTATAAAATGCTTAAAATGCTTAGTTTAAAGCCTCGCATTTAAAAAAAAAGAATATCGGCAATAAGAGTAGTAGTAGTATAGCAGCATAAAAAGAAAGCATTTATTTCTAAATTTATTTTAGTACCTTTGCATAACAATTAAATTCAATTTAGTATGCAGAAAGGTTTCAATCCTAAAGAACTTCATTTCAATAATGAAGGCAGAGAAAAACTAATCAAAGGAATTAAGCAAATCGCTAACGCAGTGAAGTCGACCCTCGGTCCTCGAGGAAACACTGTGTTAATAGAATCCCCTGAACACTTACATGGTATAACAGTAACTAAAGATGGTGTTACTGTAGCAAAGTCAATTTCATTATTAGACCCGGTTGAAAACCTTGCGGTTAGAATGATGAAAGAAGCTGCAGATAGAACTGCTACCTCAGCAGGTGATGGAACGACAACTGCTATTGTATTAGCAGAAGCATTAGTAGATGCAGGTACAAAATTAATAGATTCGAAAGTAAATCGAACGGAGGTCTTGCGACATTTGGTAGAGATTACGAAATTAATTTCAAAGTCTCTCAAAGTAAAAGGCAAGAAGCTAGACGAAAAAAGATTACGGGACGTTGCCATTATATCAGCCAACAACGATAAAAAAGTTGGTGGAATTATTGCGGACGTTTACGAAAGCGTAGGTAAGGATGGAGTAGTCACAGTAGAAAAAAGTAAAACCTCATCTACATATTATGAAACTACTAAAGGAATAAAAATTAAAAGAGGATATTCTTCAGGCTTATTTATCAATGACCAAAAGAGAGATGAGTGTGTCTTTGAAGACACATACGTATTAGTTTGTGATGGAGAGATAAGCAACATACTCCAAATAGAAAATATATTAAAACCAATAATATCAGAAGGCAAGAAACTTTTGATTATAGCTCCGTGCTCTACAAACGTTATAAATACTTTAGCAGCTAATGTAATAAAGAATGGTTTAAAGATATGTAACATAGTCCCGCCGGACTTTGGATACAGACAACACGAGTTAATGCAGGATATTGCAATAAGCATAGGTGCAACTTACTTTAGCGAAAAGACAGGCGATGATTTGAGTTTGATTAGTTTCAACGATTTGGGTCATTGTGCTAAGGTGATAGTTAGCCGTGACTCAACAGTCATCGTGAAAGATGAAGATTCATCCAATGAAGAAGTTGAAGAAAGAGTTGCACAACTACATGAGGCGTATGAAGAAGCCACAAAGAAACAAGATAAAGATTTTATAAACCAAAGGATAGCTTCGCTAACCGGAGGTATAGGTGTTGTATATGTTGGTGGTAATACAGACTTAGAACAAAAAGAATTGTTTGATAGAGTAGACGATGCGGTGTGTGCCGTACGTAGTGCTCTTGAAGAAGGCATACTACCGGGCGGAGGACTAGCGTTATATAATCATGCCAAGTCTTGTGCGGTTCAGGAAAACAGTGAAGAAAATTTTTCAAAAAAAATTGCTTATGCAATTTTAGCTGAATCATTGTCAGCACCAATGAATCAGATATTAGTAAACGCAGGATTAGAACTAAAAGAGATTTATAAAAATAGCAAAGGTGCTAATTATGGTTATGATGTAAAAAAAGAAAAGTATGGTTATCTAATGACTCTTGGAGTAATAGACCCTGTAAAAGTTACAAGACAGGCTTTACAAAATGCAGTATCGGTAGCCGTTACTATTTTATCAACTAATGCTATAGTTACTATGGCACGTAGTTATGAAACCTCAGCATAATGAGACAAAGAGAACATACAGACGGAATGAAAAAATATATAGATAAAATATTTCCAAATAAATCTGTACGAGAAAAAACAAAACTTAAAAACGAAAAATTAAATAAAGATGGTAATAAGTAATCAAATATTCGAAGCATTTAGAACTAAACAAAAAGAGATAGAAGCCGCTCAAAAACTATTAGAGGATAATAACTTTATAGTTATTGAAAACCCTATAAAGGGAGAGTTGTTTTATTCACATAAAATAAAAGAAAGAGTCAAACAACAAACTCAATGTATTAAATTATTATTAAGACAAGGCTATGGCATAAGAGACTTAGAAGGTAATTGGTTAAGTAAAGCAGACGATGAAAGCAATAGGGAAGAACATAGTCATTGAAAAAATAGAGGAACAAATAACCACTGAGAGCGGACTACTTCTTTCAAATAATGACGCTAAATCATTTAGGTATCAAAAAGGAAAAATAAAAATACCCGGTTCCGATGTAATACATTTAAAAGAAAATGATATTATATACTACGATACTAGAAACTCTTATACGCTTGTAATTAAAGGTGAGATGGTGACAATCATTCAGGAGCGTGATGTCGTTGTTGTCGAATAAATTCATTCATCTTCATGATAGCTTCTCTATATCTTCTATCCGTGTATGAAACATTTTTTAAAAACATGGGGTTTTGAGAAGGAGATGTGGGTAGTTCTTCTCCATTTAATTTTTTATAGAGTGATGTTAATAGCCTTACTGACTTATATGATAATGAGTACAGTCCTTTTGTTTTACCTTTTCGTTTTCTGAACACTTCTATCCAACCATCACGAAGTAACTTGTCGAACCTGTTTTCATCCCAAGACAATATTCTATCGAACTCTTTAAACTTGTCTTTAGAAAAATACTTTTCAGATTTTAAAAAGAGTAACACGTCAAGCTCTGATTGACTAATCTCGTATTTTACTTTTATATATTGACGTATTACTCTCCAATACTTTAAATAGTCTGAGTTCAAATTATAGTAAATTTTATTTAGTAACTTTGTGTAAAGATACAACAAAAATAATGAGCTACGTTAGTGACACTTTTAAAGAGAATGTAAAGAAAAGATTGGCGTTACCTAAACGACCAAGCTATAGTAAAGAACCCTCTAAACTAAAAGGTCCTAAATCTATACTCAAAGGTTTATCAGTATTAAACCCACGCATGGGTGAATTTGGAAAATAAAAGAAATGGCAAAAGGTAGAGCAAAGAAAAAAGGTAATAAGATATGTCCTGCAGGAATTGCATGGGCAAAACGAACTTTTGATAGATACCCTTCAGCTTATGCAAATATGGCTGCAAGTAAATATTGTAAAGACCCTAACTATGCCAAGAAATCTAAAAAGAAATAAAGATGCCGGATAATTGTAAAACTAAATTAGGGTTAGAAAATAAAAGAAGTAATCAGCTTACGTTAAGTGAACTACAAAAACTTAGGGCTTGTAGAAAAGAAAAAAAGACTAAGGTTAAAGACGATGTTAAAGAAAAAGTAGATAAAACAATCTTTAATGTAAAATCTAAACTTGAAGGAAATAAAAAACGTGAGAGGAGCAAGGATGACGAAAGGTTAGAGAAACTTAAAAAAGAGGGAAGGTTTGGGTTATTAAAATATGAAGAAATGAAAAGAGTTACTGACAGTGTTCAAAAAGCAAACCCTAACGCAAAATTTATTAAAGTCACTAATGAGAATGGTAAACGAAAAATAACTATAGGTAAAAATAAATAAAGTCATGGATAAAAGTTTAAGGTCAGTAGTGTCTCAATTAAAGAAAGCATCAAAGATGCATTTGGCACAATCAAAAATAATTGAAAAGCATATCAAGGATATGCAGAAAATGTCAAAGAAAAAAAGATGAGCAAGTTAAGTAAGAAGCAGCGTATGATTGCAAGAGCAGCAATGCCGTTTGATAAAATAACGGCTGCTGATTTTATTGCATTAAAAAAGAAAAAGAAAAAAAGTAAAAAGTAAAAGTTATGCCAACAGTAAGTTATAAATGTAAAGACACAGGTAAAATGAAAACCGTTAAGTTTCCATATAATGCTATGGGTAAAGCTCAAGCATTTGAATTTGCAAAAACAATGGGAGGTAAATTAAAAAACAATCCCGATAAGCAAAAAACAGAATACGGATACTAATGGGTGAACTAAAAAAGTGGAGAGAACAGAAATGGGTTCGTATAGGAACTGATGGTTCTATTCTTGGAGCTTGTGGAACAAGCAAGAATAAAAAGAATCCTGATAGATGTTTGCCTTTGGCAAAAGCAAGGTCAATGTCTAAGTCTGAACGTGCAGCTACTGCTCGTAAGAAAAAACGAGAAGGCGGAAGAAGAAAACAATTTGTAAGTAACACAAGTGCCGGAAGAGTTAGAAACGCATAGCAATGATTGGTATGTAGACCAATACAATCGCAATCGAGATAAAGACGATTGGATAAAAAATTATGCAGAGTTCAAAGCCCTGATGGTAGCAATAAGTAAAAGAGATGGCGGACAAATCAAAAATGAAATGTAATGTTGTTGTTCGAAGCGATAGAGCGGGTAAGAAAAAAATGGTTAAAGCCTGTGAAGGCGGAAAAGAAAAACTTATTCACTTTGGAGCAAAAGGATATGGACATAATTATTCAAGAGCTGCAAGGTCCTCCTTCAGAGCGAGACACAAGTGTGGACAAGCCAAATCTAAAATGACCGCAAGGTATTGGGCGTGTAAACATTTATGGGCAGGTAAGGGTGGTTCTACAAAGTCAAGTCCAAAAAATCGACAAGGAAAATATTAGTATCTTTGTAAAATATAAAAAATAAAAGTTATGGCAATCCCTATCGGAACAAAGTTTCATGGAGTCGCACCTGATGTGGAAACAGAAAACCTAGGCTCAAAACAAGCAAACGCACAAAGAAACGTTTATACGTTTCCTGCGGACTTTAGTTTACCACTTGCTTTTGCAGGTACGATGGTTAATGTTGGTGGTAAAACTACAAACGTAGGTCCCCTTGGTGGAGACTCTGCAGATTTTGGTGCTGAAAAAAATGCAGCATCTGACCACATAGGTTTTGTGATTGCAACTTTTGATATGGAAGTAGTATCTGTAGGTTGGCAATGGGCATCAACAGTAGCGATAGGAACTGCGGCAGGTAATCCCGCAAAGACTTTAACTTTTAAACTTTCCGTAGCAGATTTAGGACAGAACATGGTTGATGCAAGTGTTTGGACAGATTATTCATTAAGTACCACAGTTGATACTTCAGGTCCATCATACCCCGGTTTCACTGAAGATGTTTCAACGTCAATAAAAGTAAATAAAGGACAAGCAATCGCTTTTACTGCGGTACCATCTTCACAATTTGCTAATGCATTCGAAGAGGCTAATGTGGTGTTGACCATGAAAAAAGTTTAAGATGGCTATAATTCCAAATGAACAAAAATTCCACACATTATCTAAAGATGTAGTAACGGAGAACTTAGGTTCTGCTGATGCTAATTCACAACGTAGAATCTACACAATGGAAGACATTTGTGAAACCGTCACTGAGTGTCAAGGTGGTCCACCACCTCCTCCAACCCCTCCCGTCTTTACAGAAGCTAAAATTACTTTAGTGCAAAACATCGCAGGGCAAGACGCTATTATATTAGACCACGAAAACAATACATCTTTATTTTTTCCTCAAACTGCAACTGCAGGAACAGGCAATGCTCTTGGTCAATATACTATTAGTTTTGCTTCATCAACTATGCCTGACGCAAGAAGAATTGCTATCTATGTAAACCCACAAGGAGAAAACCCAAACAACTTTTTTATGGCTAGTGCTTATGCCAACGATGGAAACGATGAGATTATAGTTGGACTTATGAAAGTGCAAAACAATGGAGTGGGTAACGATGCAACAATAGTGCCGGTAGAAATAGTAGATGCCTTAAATGATAGAATACATTTGATAATTCAAATCTTACCGGAGGTCTAAAAATTATTGAAAAAAATATTGTTATCTTTGTAAAAATGATTTGTTATGGTAAAGCAACAAGATATAGAAATTAAAAAAGCAAACCAAGGTAAATTTACCTCATGGGTTAAAAAGAATATGCCGGGCAAATCAGTATGTAGTGCTGCTTCTGCAGTAATGGCGAATAAAAAAAAATATAAACCCGCAGTAGTTAAGATGGCTAATTTCGCCAACAACTTTGGCTGCAGCAAAAAATAAAAATTAGAAAAATGAAGTATTCACAAGGTTATAACGATAGATTAGACGAGTCCATAGGCATGAAGCACAAAGGACCACATTCACAGTCATTAAAAGATAGACGTGATGAGTCTAAAGGAATGGCTAAAGCAATGACAGGACACGCTTACAGTGGCGATGCACACATGGATAAGCATTACCCATCAAGTGTGAAAGGTCACTTATCAAAACTGATTAGTAAGTAAACCAATGGGTAAAGCATTAGTAAAATTGGGTCTTTGGATACAAAAGACTTGGTGTAAGTTTTTATGTAAATGGAATTGGGCAGTATCTAAATTAATAGTTGATGTTAGTGAATGTCCTGTTTCGCAATGTATTTGTAAAAAATGAAATGGAGTGAAAAATCAAGAGGGTTTGGCGATACCGTTGCAAAAGTTACGCAGATAACAGGTATTAAAAGTATGGTAGATACAGTTTCGAAAAAGGTAGGGCGAGACTGTGGTTGCGGAAAGCGACAAGATACCCTCAACCGAATTATACCTTACCAATAGAAAGTTATGGCATATCAAAAGTTACAACCGATACGAGCAATAAGTTGGGTACCAACCGACGACGTTATTATACCTAACCCCGGAGCAAAAGTTTCTTCAGGAACTTCAGATGCTTCAACCTTAGCAGACCACTTGTTGTTTACTAAAGCAGCAGGAACTAATGGGTTTGTAGGGGTTGTTACTTTAGGGGCTACTGTTTACAATTCGACTACCGGAGCGTATGCAAAAGTTCTTGCGATAGCTGAAAGTGCTCTTAGACTAAACGCTGATATTTTTCAAGGGAACTCACAAAACTTTGTAGTATATAACACAGATTCAAACAACGGATGTTTGATTTATGTTGGAGATGGCGGTTCAGGTACTAAATTAGATATTGTTACTGCCGGTGGAGATGTGGTGAGTATTGAAAACCCAAAAGAAGGAGAAGCTCTTCAGCTTTTAGTTAGTGAAGTACAAAGTACATCAACCGCATCTAACCTAGTAGCTCTTTGGTAAAATGAATTATTGGACATCGACGACGACATTAATGATTGAAGATTTAGAAATAATATATGAAATAGTAGAATGTCCTTCGAAGATTTAAAAATATACGGTCTGAACTCAAGCGTTTTCGCAATCTCATTTACACAAATAGAAATGGCACTTAAAATTATTTTGCTTGTAGCCACCATTGTTTACACGGTTCAAAAAATCTATAAGAACTCAGAGCAAAATAAAAAGTAATGGCAAAGATTCATATTGCCAAATACTCCTATAAACCAAATAAAAAAAGACCCGGAGTCCACTCAAAAAATGCGAGTAGGTCTCAAAACTCATATAAAAAAAAATATAGAGGACAAGGAAGATGAGAGAAATAAACAAAATTATTATTCATTGTTCAGCCACCAAAGAAGGTGATACTTCTGTAAATGCTGCTCTTATTGACCAATGGCACAAAAGCAGAGGTTGGAAAGGAATTGGTTATCATTTTGTAATTTTGATTGACGGAACAATTGAATTAGGAAGAATGGTTGACCAAGTAGGAGCTCACGTTAAGAACATGAATCAATCAAGCATAGGAATATGTTATATCGGAGGAGTAGAAAATAAAAAAGATACTAAAGGAAAGTGGATACCAAAAGATACACGAACACCTCAGCAAAAAGAGTCTATGTTAGAGTTATTAAAATTATTAAAAAAAATATTTCCTAAAGCAACAATACACGGACATAACGAGTTTTCTTCAAAGGCTTGTCCGAGTTTTGATGTTCAAAGTGAATACGGTACATTATGAAAGAAATATTAAATAAATTATTTGGTAAAATAGGCGGAGGTATTGCTGAAAAGATTAGTGATATTATAGGCAAACATATTTACAGTAAAGAAGAAAAAGCAAAGTTTGAAAAAGAAATGACAGAAGTTTTTATTCAAGCTGAAGCTGATATGCAGAAGAATGTAACTGAAAGATGGCGAGTTGATATGACTAGCGATTCGTGGTTGTCTAAAAACGTAAGACCAATGGTTCTTATCTTTTTAATTGTATGCACAATGCTTTTAATATTTATAGAAGCAGGTTCAATTAAATTTGAAGTAAAAGAAGAATGGATTTCCCTTTTACAATTAATTCTTGCAACCGTCATCGCTTCCTATTTCGGAGGAAGGTCTTGGGAAAAAATTAAAAATAAAAAATAGTATCTTTGTATAAATTAAATTAAGTATAATGGCAGAAAACGTAAAATTAGAAAAAGAAGAATTAGAAAAGCTACAAATCGCTACTGATTCATTAAACAAATTAAAGCTCTCGTTAGGTGAGTTAGAAATGCAGAAACTCGAAATGTATGGTAAAGTCAATGGACTTACTCAAGAGTTTGCAAAATTGGAACAATCTCTTATAAAAAAATATGGGAAAGATTCGATTATAAATATCAAGACGGGAGAAGTTAAAAAGAAATAACATGGCTAAAATATCCACCTATGCAATTGACGCAACACCTACCTTGCAAGACAAGGTTATAGGAACTGACGTAAACGATTCTAACATAACAAAGAATTATACATTAGGGGATATTATTGCATTAGTACCACCAATTCCAAGCATAGTAACTGATTTACATATTCCTATTTCAAATGGAGTTGACTATGTAGATTCAGTAATCACACAAGATTCAACAACTGCACCAACTACAATAAGTATTGGTGGATTGATTGGAATTACAGGTACAGGCGAGTCAGTATTTGTTGGGAAAAATGCAGGAGTTTTATCAGATAAAACAGTTCCTCAATTCAATATTGGTGTTGGAGACGGTGCTTTAGAATCATTTACATCAGGATTAAACCCTGTTACAGGTGCTGCTGAACCCGGTGCAAATATTGCTTTGGGTGTAGGAGCTTTAGCAAAATCAGTACAATCAACAAATAACGTTGGTATTGGTATTGATTCATTAAAAGAAAATACAGTAGGTTTTAATAACGTTGCTATATCTAAAAACGCACTAGGCTCTTCAGTAGACGCAACTACCCAAGGAATGACTAACAACCAAGGGAGTATAGGTATAGGTTTTTCTGCAGGTAATCCAAACTCAGGTTCAGAATTACCGAGTGGTCATGTCAATGATACAATTGTAGGTCATCAAGCAATGGCAGACATTTTTTATAGTGCGGGTGCCGCACCGGTACAAAATACCGTACTAGGTATGAGAGCATTAAGAAATGTAGGTGTGAGCGGTTATGGTGCTACTCTTAATGGAAACGTAGTTATTGGAGCATCTGCAGGTTTAGGTATTAAAGCAGGTCCTGATTCCGTTAATCCCGGACAGGGCAGCCAAAACAACCTTACTCTTAAAGAGAATGTGTTTATTGGTAAAAATGCAGGAAACAATTTAAGAGGTCTAACGATAGAAGACAATATTATACTTGGTGCAACAAGCAACAGTACCAAATATGTTTATAGAGGTAATGTTATTTTTAACACAGGCGGTTCAGATAATAACTTAGGTAATTTTACTGCTCCGGGTCCTATACAAAATAACTTTTTGGTAGGTAGTAGAACTGCGGTATATACTGATAAAAATATTGTAATAAACCCAAACAGATACCAAAACAATGTAAGTCCTAATACTCTTGGTACACCAAACATAGCAAACCCTAACGCTACAAGTGCGGTTACTAATAATATAATATTGGGAGACAAATTTAGCAGTGGAGCGAGTGTTGCTTCTAATAACAAATTACAGTTTGAAGACCCACAAGGACTTGCAGTAAGTGTAGGTAGTATCACGGGTAGTTTTATTGTAAACTCGGCTAACACAACAATGTTTGCAAACAACAATGCAGAATTGGAAGGCAACGTAGTAATCCATGGTGACAGTAACGCAATAACCGGAACTGCAAGTCAAGGTGCTAATAACAACTATATTTTAGGTTCTACGTTTGTTTCTCTTGTAGATTCAGATGATAATTTTGTTTTTGCAACTACTCCAAGTGCAGTATATCAATTATCAAACGTTGATAAAAACTTCTTATGGGGTATCGGAAGTAATAACCTTACCGCAACCATTACGGATGGGTCTGATGAAAACTTTTTATTTAACACCCCTTCTATTGATTTAACAGGAAACGGTAATACAGTATTCGGAGCCGCAGGAACAATAGCGGGAGACGATAACGTATTTTTAAATGGTGGTGGACTTTCAGTTACAGGAAATAAAAACGTAGTGTTTGGTCAAAATGTAGCAGTTGGCAATAGCACTCAACGAGCATTAGCATTTGGGTTTGGTCATGAGTTAGGTACCGCAGGAACTGTTAATAATTCATTCGTAGCGGGTAACAATAACAAAATAACGGCAGGGGCAAACAATAATCTTCTTGGAAGTAATTTAGTTTCCGACGCAACATCAAATAGTGTTGTGGTTGGACAAAACAATGACGAAACTGTAAACACGACTCAAGGTAAAACAAGTTTCCAAGTAGGTGTAGGAAGTGGTGCAGCGAACAGGAAAAATGCTTTTAACGTGGTTAGAGAAGGCGGTCCTTTATTTGGAGTTATATACATGGACCAATTGGTTAATCAAAACTACGCAAATGATGTAGACGCAAAAGCAGCAGGAATTGGACTAGGAGGATTATATCACACTAACGGAGTAGTAAAAATAAATATTACACCGTAATTTAATTTTAATTAAATGGACATTAGAAAAATATCTATAGGTCCTGACTACAAGTCAGGAGCCATGCACTACATAGTAGGACAGTCTGTTCTAAACGGTTCTTACAAAATTCATCTTATTAAACACTACGAAGAAACTGATTCATATAAGATATGGATTGAAGAAGAAAGTGGAGCTATAGTATGTTGGAAGGAATTTTCTTCCACTGTTCCTGTGTCCGTAGAATTTAATATAAACTTTTGATGAAATCTATATATCAATTTATAGTTGAACCCTTAAATAAAAATCGCTACAATAATACCAAAGAAATAGAAGGTGTTGATTTAATTATCAGCACTTCAGAAGAAGATGTGTCTGCATCTAATAGACAAGCAATAGTTTTAGAAACTCCTATTAACTACTGTGGACCTATTGAAAAGGGTGATACGCTTTTGGTTCATCATAACGTTTTTAAATTTTATAATGATATGTATGGAAGGAGACAGAGTGGAAAAAGTTTTTTTAGAGATGATATATTTTTTGTAGATTCAGAACAATTCTATGCATTTAAAAAAAATAATAAATGGCATGGATATGATAGGTATTGTTTTGTAAAACCTATACCAACTGAAGAGAGTTATATTTATAAACCTTTCAGCAACGAACCATTAATGGCAGAAATGGTAATAATAAATAAAACCTTAAAAGAAGAAGGTTTAAAAATAGGTGATAAGGTTTGTTATAAACCGAACCAAGAATATGAGTTTAACATAGATGGTGAAAAACTTTGGAGGATGTTTGACCACTGTATAACTTTAGTATTATGAGTAAAGAAACTAAGTTAAAAATAATTGAAGCAGGTCATCAAGCGGTAGAGCAACTTATAAAGGTTGCTAAAGAGAAAATAATAAAACCTGACCCTGAAGATGATTTAGCAGCAGATAGATTAAAAAATGCTGCTGCAACAAAAAAACTTTGCATCTTTGATGCGTTTGAGATTTTAAAAAAGATTGAAGAAGAAAAAGAAAATATAGAGTTGGGTAGTAGTAATAAAGTTGAAACAAAACAAGGGTTTGCTGAAAGAAGGTCAAAATAGCGATTTATACAAAGTTCTTATTGATTATATTCCTAAGAATGTAGTTACTAATAAGAACAGAAACAGGTCTTGGTTGTATGGTTATAACTCTAAATATGATGTTATAGTTATATCAAAGACAGGTTTAATTGGAGATGTTATCAGAATCAACAACCTAACTATTGCTTTACCTCTTGCACCTAAAAAGTGTCTTCAAAGACACAAAAGCAAAGAAGAACAATATTGGGAACGAAAAGAATTACCAAAAAGTTTAAGTAGAATTAATTCTATTTTTCAATGGAACGAAATGCCAAAGACATTTAAGAATCTTTGGGTGGATTATATTGAACAAGAATTTGATTATAGAGAGTATGGTTATTGGTTTAAAAACAATGGCATACCAACATACATTACAGGAGCTCACTATATGTATTTACAATGGACTCAAATAGATGTAGGCTATCCTGATTTTAGAGAAGCGAATAGATTGTTATATATTTTTTGGGAAGCGTGTAAAGCTGATAAAAGAAGTTTTGGAATGATTTATTTAAAAATTAGACGTTCAGGATTTTCTTTTATGTCTTCATCTGAATGTGTGCATACAGGAACGTTAGCTAAAGATTCAAGGGTAGGTATATTATCTAAAACAGGTTCGGATGCAAAAAAAATGTTTACAGATAAAGTGGTACCTATAAACAGTCGTTTACCTTTCTTTTTTAGACCCATAATGGATGGTATGGATAAACCAAAAACAGAATTAGCATACAGAGTTCCTGCAGCTAAGATTACTAAAAAGAATATGTATGACATTGAACAAGATGAAATACAAGGCTTAGATACAACTATTGATTGGAAAAATACTGACGATAACTCTTATGATGGTGAAAAACTTTTGTTGTTAGTTCACGATGAAAGTGGCAAATGGTTAAAACCAAATAACATATTAAACAATTGGAGAGTAACAAAAACTTGTTTACGATTAGGTAGTAAGATAATCGGAAAATGTATGATGGGCTCTACTTCTAATGCTTTGAATAAAGGAGGTAATAATTTCAAACAACTTTATTATGATTCAGATGTAACCCAAAGAAATGCAAATGGTCAAACAAAAACAGGACTTTATAGTTTGTTTATACCTATGGAATGGAATATGGAGGGTTTCATAGATAGATATGGTAATCCGGTTTTTTCAACCAAAACAATAGTAAGAGGTATAGATGATGAGGATATACAAATGGGTGCTATTGATTATTGGGAAAATGAAGTAGAGTCTTTAAAAAAAGACCCCGATGCTTTGAATGAATATTACAGACAGTTTCCAAGAACTGAGTCACACGCTTTTCGTGATGAAAGCAAACAGTCTTTGTTTAACCTTACTAGACTCTATCAACAAATTGATTACAACGATTCAATGTTATCAGAGCATTATATAACTCAAGGAACATTTTCGTGGGAGAATGGAATCAAAGATTCTAAGGTCAAATTTTTCCCCGATAAAAGAGGAAGGTTCAACATTACTTGGGTCCCAAATCGTAATATACAAAATAATGTAATAAAAAAGAACGGCATTTTATATCCCGGTAATGAACATATTGGAGCATTTGGTTGTGATTCCTATGATATAAGCGGAACGGTTGGAGGCGTGGGGTCTAACGGAGCTTTACACGGACTAACCAAGTTTAGTATGGAAGAAGCTCCAACAAATGAATTTTTTTTAGAATACATAGCAAGACCACAAACTGCAGAGATTTTTTTCGAAGATGTACTAATGGCTTGTGTGTTTTATGGTATGCCGATTCTTATAGAAAACAACAAACCTCGATTGCTTTATCATTTTAAAAATAGAGGATATAGAGGGTTTTGCATGAATAGACCTGATAAAACGTTTATAAAGTTGTCTAAAACTGAAAAAGAACTAGGCGGTATACCTAACTCAAGTGAAGATGTAAAACAAGCTCACGCTGCTGCTATCGAATCTTATATTGAAAGTTTCGTTGGTATGCAAGATTCAGGAGATATGGGACAGATGTATTTTAATAGAACTTTAGAAGATTGGGCACGGTTTGATATAAGCAATAGAACTAAGTTTGACGCATCAATTAGCTCCGGATTGGCTATAATGGCTTGTCAAAAACACCTTTATCAACCCGAACGAAAAGAGTCAAGAATTATGATTAACTTTGCAAGGTATAGCAATAAAGGCAATATAAGTCAAATTATTAGATGAAAGACGTAAAGATAAATATTTCATCTGCAGGTTTCCCTAGTCAATTCGTTTCGGATGCAGAAAAAGCAACAGATGAATACGGATTAATGATTGGACAAGCCATTCAATATGAATGGTTTCGTAAAGATGGAAATGGTTGCAGATTCTATGACCAATGGAGAGAGTTCCATAGGTTGAAGTTATACGCAAGAGGAGAACAGTCAATTAGAAAATATAAGAATGAACTTGCCATAGACGGTGATTTATCTTATTTAAACCTTGATTGGACTCCGGTGCCAATTATTCCCAAATTTGTAGACATAGTTGTAAATGGAATGTCAGATAGATTATTCCGAGTAAAAGCATACGCTCAAGATGCAATGTCACAAGCCAAAAGGTCTAAGTATCAAGATATGATTGAAGGACAAATGGCAGCCAAACCTCAACTAGAAATAATAGAACAGAAAGCGGGATTTGACCCCTTTGTTGTAAATAAAGGTGAATTGCCGGAAACGGATGAAGAGTTGTCCTTATATATGCAACTAAATTACAAACCTTCAATTGAGATAGCAGAAGAAGAAGCTATCAACACTTTGTTTGAAGAAAATCATTATATAGATTTAAGAAAAAGATTTGATTACGATTTGACTGTATTAGGAATCGGCGTAGCAAAACATGAGTTCTTAAAAGGTTCAGGAGTAAAAATATCTTATGTAGACCCTGCAAATATAGTTTATAGTTATACAGAAGACCCACATTTTAAAGATTGTTTTTATTGGGGAGAAGTCAAAACTCTTCCAATAACAGAGTTAATAAAAATTGACCCAACTCTAACTAATACAGATTTAGAGGAAATATCTAAGTACAGTCAATCTTGGTATGATTATTATAATGTTGCTCAGTTTTATGAAAACGATATTTTCTACAGAGACACTGTAACTTTGTTGTACTTCAATTATAAAACCACTCAAAAGATGGTTTATAAGAAAAAAGTTATGGCTACAGGAAATAACAAGGTTATTGAAAAAGATGACCAATTCAATCCACCACCTGAAAGCATGGAAGATGGTAAGTTTGAAAAGTTTGAAAAAACCATTGACGTTTGGTATGACGGTGTTATGGTTATGGGAACTAATATATTACTCAAGTGGGAGTTGGCTACCAATATGGTTAGACCTAAGTCTTCAAGCCAACACGCTTTACCAAATTATGTAGCAGTAGCACCAAGAATGTATAAAGGCATATTGGAATCTTTAGTTAGAAGAATGATTCCATTTGCTGATTTAATACAGTTAACGCATTTAAAATTACAACAAGTTATTGCTCGTACTGTTCCTGACGGAGTCTATATAGATGCTGATGGCTTAAACGAAGTGGACTTAGGAACGGGAAATGCTTATAATCCTGAAGATGCATTACGATTGTATTTTCAAACAGGTTCCGTTATTGGTAGGTCTTATACTCAAGATGGAGACATGAATCAAGGGAAGGTCCCTATACAACAACTTAATAGCAACTCAGGAGCAGCTAAAACACAAATGTTAATTACAAACTACAATCATTACTTAAATATGATTAGAACTGTAACAGGCTTGAATGAAGCTCGAGATGCTTCAATACCTGACCCGAACTCTTTAGTTGGTTTGCAGAAACTTGCCGCTTTAAATTCAAACGTTGCAACTCGACATATTCTTGATGGAAGTTTATATATATACCGCACATTGGGTGAAGCACTTACTTATAGGATAGCTGATATTTTAGAATATTCAGATTTCAAAGATGATTTTGCAAACAAGATTGGCAAATACAATGTTTCTATTTTAAATGAAATATCAGATTTATACATATATGACTTTGGAATTTTTATTGAAGTGGCACCTGATGAAGAAGAAAAAGCTAAACTAGAAGCCAATATACAAATGGCTTTATCTAAGAATGATATAAACTTAGAAGATGCAATTGACATTAGAGAACTTAAAAACATAAAACTTGCTAATCAATTACTCAAGTTAAAACGTAAACAAAAAGCAGAAAAAGAACTTGCCGACGAAGCTCAAAAACAACAAATGGTTGCTATAAACAATCAGAAGTCACAACAGATGGCTGCTCAAATGGCAATGCAAAAACAACAAGCAGAACTACAAGGTAAAATGCAATTGAAACAAGCTGAGATTGCATTTGATATTGAGAAGATGAAAAATGAGGCTCAATTGAAATCTCAACTGATGGAACAAGAATTTAATTACAATCAGCAGTTAAGACAGATTTCAGAAAACGCTTTACAACAACGAGAGACTCAAAGAGAGATTGCGAAAGAAAAAAGAATATCGCAACAGAATACTGAACAATCTCAATTAATAAACCAACGAAAAAACAATTTACCACCTCAAAAGTTTGAATCAAATGAGGATAGCTTAGATGGCTTTGATTTAGCTGAATTTGGACCTAGATAGTGAATAAATTGTATTAAAAACATTTATTAACTTTGTATAAATTAAAATCAAATGGAATTTAAAGTAAGAGCAGTTGAGGGAGCTGAACAAAAATCCCAACAAGAAATAGAGGAAAAACTATTAAAAGATGCGGAATCTAAAAATGACGCAGCTAACGTGGCAAGAGTGGAAGATGGCAACGAGAGTTCCACCACCTCACAAAAGCAAGAAAGTGTACCGTCGGAAGACGAAACACAAAAAGAATCAACTCAATCTTCCGAGTTAAAGGAAGAAGACGTTCTTTCATTTATTAAAAACAGATATGAAAAAGATTTTACATCTGTAGACCAAATCTTCGACGCTAAAAACGAAAACGAAGAGTTGCCTGAAGATGTAAAAAGTTATTTTGAGTATAAAAAGAAAACAGGTAGAGGAATTGAAGATTATGTAAAACTAAACAAAGATTACTCTACTTTGTCTGAAGACCAACTTTTGTCTGAGTATTTTATTTCTTCAGGAGAAGCCACAGATGAAGAAGATATAGACATCTTAATGGATGACTATACTTTTGATGAGGAGCTTGACGATGAAAAAGATATTAAGAAAATTAAGTTGGCAAAAAAGAAAGCTATTGCTAAAGCTAAAAAGTTTCTTAATGAGCAAAAAGAAATGTATAAACAACCACTTGAGTCAAGCACGGTTGGAATTTCTGAAGAGCAACAAAAAGAAATTGATAGTTATAAGCAATATTTAGCAGAGGCTAAAAATAGTCAAGAGGAATTAAAAAGAAAAAGAAATTGGTTTGTTGATAAAACCAATGAAGTATTTCAAGATTTCAAAGGTTTTGATTTCAAAATTGGAGATACTACTTTGACTTTCAATCCGGGTGACGGCGATAAAATAAAACAAGCTCAGTTGGATTCTAACTCTTTTATAAAAAAGTATGTAGACCAAGAGACGGGTATGTTTAATGATATTTCCGGTTACCATAAGGCGTTAGCCGTAGCAATGCATCCGCAAAAGTTTGCTGAGTTCATGTATGAACAAGGTAAAGCTGATGCTACTGAAAACACTGTACGTAAAATGAAAAATGTCGATATGACAGAACGTAAAGCAGTACAAGTAGGAAGCAGAAAAGATGGATTGCAAATCAAGTCAATATCTACGCCAAGTAGTAGGGGCTTGAAGATTAGAAGTAATAAAAAGTAAATTAACAATTTTAAAAAATAAAAGTTATGGCAGGTAATTTTACAGGTCCCGGTTTTGACCTTCAGCCATCGGCACAACAAGTGCCATTGAGCACAAACTACATACAGAACTTTGATTTCTTGAATCAGTATCTACCTGATACGTATGAAAAGGAATTTGAGAGGTATGGTAACAGAACAATTAGTTCATTTTTAAGATTAGTTGGAGCAGAGCTTCCGTCTAATTCAGATTTAGTTAAATGGGCAGAACAAGGTAGACTTCACGTGAAGTATACTCAAGTTGGTTCAGCAGCAGCACAAGGTGCTGATGAAGCCGTTTTTCAAATCAATGACCCCGCAGGTCCTGCAGGTCAAGTAATAACAGGTGAAAATCCTTATTCAGCACAAGGCGGTATCGCTTTAAGAGAAGGACAAACTGTTGTAGTTCACCAAAACGATGGTTCAGGTGAAAATAAAGGTATTGTAACAGATGTTGACTTAACTGTGTCTCCAATCACGGCTACAGTTGCTTTCTATGAAGCAGCAGGTCTTGTAACGGCAGGTACAGGTGTAGGAAACTCTGATGTTACAATATTTATTTATGGTTCAGAATTTAAAAAAGGTACAGTCGGAATGGAAGGTTCACTAGAATCTGATGACTTCATCTTTGAAAATTCTCCAATTATTATCAAGGATAAATATGCAGTATCAGGTTCTGATATGGCTCAAATCGGATGGATTGAAATTACATCTGAAAACGGAGCTTCAGGATATTTATGGTATATGAAGTCTGAGCATGAAACAAGGCTAAGATTTGATGACTACTTAGAAACTGCAATGGTAGAAGCAGTTCCTGCAGAAGCAGGTTCAGGTGCAGCTACTGCAGCAAGTAACCCTAACTATGGTAATAAAGGTTCAGAAGGTATCTTCTATACAGTACAAGATAGAGGTAACTTATGGACAGGCGGTGTGCCGGATGCATTAGCAGATTTTGATACAATTATCGGAAGACTTGACGCTCAAGGTGCAATTGAAGAAAATGTAATCTTCTTAAACAGAGATTTCGGATTCGCTATTGATGATATGTTAGCAGCACAAAACTCATACGGTGCAGGTGGTACGTCTTACGGACTATTTGACAACGACGAGGAAATGGCTCTTAACTTAGGATTCTCAGGATTCAGAAGAGGATATGACTTCTATAAAACTGATTGGAAATACCTAAACGACCCAACAATGCGTGGTGGTTTAGCTACCGCACCTAACCCTCCGGGAAGTGGTTCGGGTTCAATCAATGGGCTTCTTGTCCCTGCAGGTTCAACATCTGTGTATGACCAAGTTCTTGGCAAAAATGCTAAGAGACCATATCTACACGTAAGATATAGAGCTTCAGAAACAGAAGACAGAAGATATAAAACTTGGATAACAGGTTCTGCCGGTGGTGCAGCTACTACTAGCTTAGATGCTATGGAAGTTCACTTCTTGTCAGAAAGATGTGTTTGTACTATGGGTGCAAACAACTTCGTACTGTTTGAAGATTAATATTATCTAAAAGAGGAGTGGTGTCTTTAAAGACACCACCTCCTTTTTTTTAAATACAATTATTAAAATTAAATTATATTAAAATGAAATTAGAAATAAAAGATAGAGTTTATAAACTCACAAGAGATAAAGCACCATTGTCGTGCATAATCCCCTCAAGAAGTTCTCGTGGAGGTACTTTGTTATATTTTGACGAAGACAAAGGAATAAATAGAGAACTAAGATATTCCATAAACCAAAAGAGCCCTTTTAAAGACGAACAAGACGCTAATCCTGTTGTTACACCTATTATTTTTGAAGATGGTATGCTTAGGGTTTCTAAGAAAAACCCTGTTCTACAAGAGTTTTTACATTACCATCCTTTAAATGGAAGAAAGTTTGTTGAAGTAGATTACGGTAAAGATGCGGCAGAAGAAGTAGCTCAACTAAGTGCTGAAGTAGATGCATTGGTTGAAGCAAAGTCTTTAAGCATAGAACAAATGGAAAACATAGGAAGAGTTCTTTTTAACAAAGATGTATCTATGATTACTACATCAGAACTTAAAAGAGACATTTTGGTTTTTGCTAAAAGGAACCCTTCAGGGTTTTTAAACCTTTTAAGTGACCCTAAGTTAAAATTACAAGCACAAGTTCAAAGTTTTTTTGACAATAAAATTATCGCATTTAGAAACAAAAAGAGAGATGTTTATTTCAACTTAGAAGGAAACAAAAAAAGAATGACAACTATACCTTTTGGTGTAAACCCTAATGAATATTTAGCAGATTGGTTTGCTTCAGATGAAGGAATAGAAGTTTTAAAATTTCTAGAAACACAATAATTAGTGTTGTTTTGATTGTTTGTTAAGAAAGAGGTCTTTTAAGAAGTCCTCTTTTTTTTTGTTTATCTTTGTATAAAAGATTTATAGATGATAAACTCGGTTAGAAATACAGTATTGTCTATACTTAATAAAAATAATTATGGGTACATCTCCCCGTCAGACTTTAATCTTTTTGCTAAACAAGCTCAATTAGATATTTTTGAAGATTATTTTTATCAGTATAACTATCAACTTAATAAAGAAAATGCTCGTGCATCCGGAACCGGCTATGCGGATATTACAAAGGGATATGAAGAAGTAATAAATATTTTTTCAGTAGAAAACTTTTTAATACATAATGGTGCGAATAAATTTTTTACTCCAAGCCCAACCACCACAAATGATAATTATTATTTGTTAAATAAGGTTCTAGCATACACAAGACAACTAGCAAATGGTGTTAACGACCAAGTAGTAGCAAATCAATTGATTGATGGAACTGTTGATTTTATTGCATCAGGTGTTTCTGCAGGAGATATAGTTGGTAACATTCTTACCAATCAAACCGCAAAAGTAACAAGCGTAATCAACGCTACAACATTACAACTTGATGCTGACATATTTTTGACTTTTCCTGAAGGATATGTTATATATGATGATAGTGTGGTAAATGAAGCTGAAAAGGTTACACAAAGCAAAATAACGATGCTTAATAACTCTTTGCTCACTGCTCCATCCACTATGTTCCCCGCTTACACCCAACAAGAACCAACCTTATCTTTGTTTCCGGTAAGCATAAATACCATAGGAGCGGTTTTATGTCAGTATATAAGATACCCTAAAGACCCTAAATGGACCTTTGTAAACCTCGTCGGTGGCGAACCATCTTTTGACCCATCACAAAATGATTATCAAGATTTTGAATTAAGTATATCTGACGAGCCAACTTTGGTTATAAAGATTTTACAATATGCAGGAATGTCAATCAGAGAAGTGGCAGCAGTGCAGTTTGGACAAGGATTAGAACAACAAGAAGCAACCTCTGAAAAATAATAACTATGGCTTATATATCACAATATGAATATTATGAAAACAACGGTAATCAACCTGAAAATAAAAATTGGGGTTCATATCAATATGTCTCATTGTATGATATTGTAAACAATTTTATGTTAATGTATGCCGGTAATCACTCTTTGGTAAATAACGAAGAAAGATATAAGGTGTTGTTTCATGCAAAAAGGGGAATACAAGAACTGAATTACGATGCATTCAAAGAGATTAAGATTTTACAACTTACGGTTTGTAACACATTAAGATATGTTTTACCTTCAGACTACGTCAATTGGGTTAGAATATCTTGTTATAAAAATGGTTTACTGTATCCTTTGACAGAAAACATTCAAACTAATTGGAGTAGTGCATATTTACAAGACAATAATTGTAATATACTTTTTGACCAAGATGGTAATGCACTAAGCCCACAGTTTTCTGAAATAGATATAGACAGAATCAAGGGTGGTAAAAAATCAATTTATTTAAACTCTAACAATCCCTTTCATGGATTTGAAGGATATTGTTGTGACGGGATGTGGTACTTCGATTATGAGATAGGAGCAAGATATGGTTTGAACACAGAAACGGCTAATGCCAACCCTACTTTTAGTATTGACAAAAAAGGAGGAGTTATTAATTTTAGTTCAGATTTGGCAAACCATAGCATTGTATTAGAATATGTTTCAGATGGGATGGAGAATGGTGATAATACAGAAATAACTGTAAACAAGTTGTTTGAAGATTATATATACGCTTACATTGAATATGCTATCCTTGGTTCTAAACAAGGAGTTCAACAGTATGTAATAGCTAGAGCACAAAAAAGAAAAAGTGCATTATTAAGAAACGCTAAGATAAGAATAAGTAATATACATCCGGGTCGTTTATTGATGAACATAAGAGGAATAAATAAATGGATAAAGTAATATGCCTACAACTCAAAGAAATTTTATAGCGGGTATAATGAACAAAGGTCTCGACGAGAGACTTATTCCTAATGGTCAATATGTCGATGCTTTAAACGTTAGATTAGGTTCTACAGAAGAAACCGAGATTGGTTCGGTAGAGAATGCCAAAGGTAACGTAGCTTTGACTGCTCTTGAATATGATGGAAACCCTTTGTCAAGTGAAGCCAAATGTATAGGTGCTTTGGAAGATGGAGCAAACGAAACTATCTATTGGTTTGTTCACGACCCACAATTTTCTTCAAGCCCAACAGGTAAGTTAGACTTAATTGTTTCATTAAATGTTGAACAAAATGTTTTAACGTATCACATTATAAGTGTTAATGATGGAGGGGGTGTAAACACAACTTTGAATTTTAACGAGGATTATTTAATAACCGGAGTTAATTTTGTAGATTCAACTTTGTTATTTTTTACTGATAATTATAACCCACCAAGGTTTATAAATGTTTTGAGAGGTGGTGATGAAACTAGCGGATATGCCGACCCCTCTACAAACAATACTGTATCCTTAACGGATAATAATGGTTTCCCACAAATATTACAAGAAGCTATTCTTGTTATAAAAAAACCGCCGTTAAATTCACCAATCGTTACTCCTCAAGCAACTGCTTCACAAAATAATTTTATTGAAGACAGGTTTTGTTGTTTTGCTTATAGGTATAAGTATGCTGATAATGAATATTCAGCTACATCTCAATTCTCTAGTCCGGCATTTTTACCCGGTCCATTTAATTATAATTCAGCAACAGGATTGAATGATGGTATGGAAAATACGGCAAATCAATGTGTAATTACTTATAATTCAGGAGGTCCTTTAGTTATCGGTGTAGATTTATTGTGGAAAGACATGGATACGGGAGTTATTAAAGTTATTGAAAAACTTAATAAAGAAGATTTAGGTTTATTTAATGATACCGAATACGATTATACATTTAGCAACAGTAAAATCTTTACGATACTACCCACAAGTGAAATACTAAGATTGTATGACAATGTTCCTTTATTTGCTCAAGCACAAACTCTTATGGGCAATAGACTTGTTTACGGAAATTATATAGAGCAGAGAGACTTAACTACTGCAGGTGGTCAGCCAACTCAATTAAGATATACAACGGAACTTGTGTCAGACGAAATTGGTCTTGCTGCATTAGAAGATGAAAGTATATCAGGAACCTATCAAATAAATGGAACTGTAACTATAGCTGAGTCTGTTTTATCCATTGACTTTGGGGACATAGGAACTCCTTTATCACCGATACAGTTTACAAAAGACTCTTCGTTTAGTATTCAACTAAATTTTGACCACTCACAATTTACCGGTCAACAACCTTTTCCTACAGAAACAACACAAAACAGTGAAATATCTTTTGATTTTATTTTACAACAAGATTATGCAAATCTAACCGAGTTAGTCAATAGCCAACAATTCCAAGATAGAATAGGAACTGTTACTACAATTCAACCCATGGCAGACGCTTGTGATGGTGGAACTTTTACTGATGAATTTAATTGTATTATACCTCAAACTTTAGACGCTCTTACTAAATTTGATAGTGGTATTACAAGTGGAGGTCAACCTTTATTGATATATCACGTTGCAGGAAGTCAAATATTAAATATACAATTATTAGCCGCAGAATTTGTTGACGACCCTACAGGTGCTGCGATTACTCAAAGAGTTTTTGAATATTATAAAATATCGGCAGGAGATGTGGTTTACCAACAAATAGGTAATCCAAGAAGTTTACATTCCAACAGAAGTTATGAAGTGGGTATTGTATATATGGATGATTTTAATAGAGCAACTACAGTTCAAGTTAGCGAAAACAATACCGTAAGTGTTCCATGTGCAAAATCAGACCTTCAAAACCAAATTAGAGTTAATATACCAACACAACAAATTGCACCATCTTGGGCAACACGATATAAGTTTTGCATAAAAGCTGATAAAGAAGGAGGGTTTAACGTATATAGTAATTTCTTTTTTAGAGACCAATCTTCGGGGTTTGATTACTTTTTACTTGAAGGGGAAAATGCTCAAAAAATTGATGAAGGAGATATATTGCAAGTAAAAACTGACACAACCGGTCCTTTGAATAGATGTGCATTCGCTACTGTCTTAGAAAAAAAATCTCAACCAAGAGAATTTATTCAACCCCCTCCAACAGATGCAGGTGGTGTAGAGATACCCTTAGTTTCAGGAGTATATATGAAAATGAGAGCTAATGAGTTTTCTATTACTCAGGACGAAACACCTGTAGTAAACCCCGGTAGAAAATCAAGTAAAGGAAGCGGTTGTAGAATTATTAATTATCCCGTAACAATAGATGACCCTGCTAATCCGGGTACCTGTATAGATTATACTATACCTGCAGGTTCACGTGTTAGAATTTTTATTGAAAACTTTAGAAATGGTAAAAACAATGTATCGAGAAGAAGTTTTATTTCAGAGGGTACTTATGTCGCTTCTCAAGATTATGATAATTTTCAAGATTGGTTTAATGGTGACAACATTGCACAAGCAATAACCGGTAACGGAGATGACAGTGGAACAAATGTAGAGTTTGAATATATATCAGGTCCTAATGGCGGTAACAACTTAGGTAGTTGTAGTGTAGGTAGATTTTATGCAGGGTTTAGGGATATAAATGGATGTACTGTCTTAACGTTTAAAAGTACAAAAGGTTATTCAGGAAGCAGAAAAAATACTCGTTTAACAATTCAGATTGAAGTTATTAGAACTGCAAACTTAATTGCTTTTGAGACGAAACCTCAAGATGCTTTACCTGATGTTTGGTATGAGAGTGCTATTTCATACCCAATAATACAAGGAACTGATAAGTGTGAGTTTAGTTTACAAGTTGATACAGACGAACCTCAACCTATTCAATTTGATTACTTAGATTTAAACAATGCTGCAGCTTCAGTTATTGTTCAACCAAGCCAAACAATTACAGGTATAAGTGGTATTTGTGGAAGTATGGCAACAAACCCTTCCACTCCACCTGTTGATACTGCAAATATAACAATAGATAGTTTTCCATTAGCTGAAGGTACTCACACAGGAAATGTTCAAAATCAAAGTTCAAGTCTTCCTGCAATAATAGATACAGAGTTTTTCAACTGCTATTCTATGGGTAATGGGGTTGAAAGTTTTCAAGTATTAGATTCAATAAAAGGCAAACCTCTTGAGTTAGGAAATCGAGTTTTTTCTACCAACAATCAAGACTATCAACAAATGTTTAGATTTGCCGATTTAACATACAGTGGTGTGTTTAATGATGAGTCAAACGTAAATAAATTAAACGAGTTTAATCTTGGTTTATTAAACTTCAAACCTCTTGAAGAAAGTTTTGGTCCCGTACAGAAACTAGACGCAAGAGAAACAGATATTCTTACATTACAAGAAGATAAAATATCTTATGTTCTTGCCGGTAAAAACTTATTATCAGATTCTGCAGGAGGAGGTCAAGTAGCTTCTGTTCCTGAAGTTTTAGGTACTCAGATAGCTAGAATCGAAGAATATGGTATTAGTCATAACCCTGAAAGTTATGCTAAATGGGGTCCCAATAAATTTTTTACAGACGCAAAACGAGGAGCAGTTATTCAACTAAAAGGTAACTCAGGACAAAGCGAAGCGTTAGCAGTTATTTCAGAATCAGGTATGCGTTCTTGGTTTAGAGATTTATTTTTAAATTCTTTCAATACTCAAAAATTAGGAGGGTACGACCCTTATATGAATGAGTTTGTATTAAGTGCAAATGAAGAACCGTTACCTATAGACATACCATGTATTGAGTGTGGTATAACAAGAACATTGTCAGTGACATCTCAAAACTCTAGCACTTTTTGTGTAGATGTTGGTAGTCTTGTAGGTAATGTTGTTGTGGATTACAAGGTGATTAACAACTCAGGAAGTTTTAGTGTTGCGGCTGAATACAACGGTGTTTCATTTGGTTCAGGTTCTACAACTACTTCAGGCTCTTTTATTGTAGATAAAGATACAGTTTCAGAAGATACTATTGACATTGTAGTAATAGCTGCAGGTTCTGTAGATTTAGAGGTTACTGTAAATTGTCCTTCAAAAAAAGAAATTACTATTATACAAGTTTGTTATTCTTTAGATGCTGATGCAGGTAAATTCATTCATAATGAATATAGTTGGATAGATGGAGCTTTTGTTTCCCCATTACATAGTTCTCAAGTAGAGTTAGCTAGTGGCAATCAAAACCCTTTAATATCTCAATACGAACAATTGTCCGGTCCACAAGGAGGAGGCTTCATTCCTTCAGATACTGCTACAGTTACTATCACATCCAACAGAATACAACCGGTTGATGATTATGTGTTTGACCCTAGTATAGATGAGTTATTGTATTTAAGAACAAATACTTTTTATGCAAACACACCAAATGATATGGCTGCTTTACTAGCGGCAGCTACAAGAGCCACTCCAATTTTAGGTGGACCTAATGCTTATCAAGCAGACTTTGCTATGCCAAATACAGGTGAGGACTTTTTATATTTATTATATAATTATAGAAGACCAACTGCAATAGAACTATGTTTAGGAACGAGTCAGTTTGATGCTTGTTGTGATTGTTCAGCAACTCAGTTGTTAGTAAGAGAATGTACTGCTAGTTTAAATACTACTCCACAAGAATATGTAATAACTCAGACACAAGGTTTAGTAGTAGGTTCTTTTGTAGAAATTAATTTAGGCGGAGCAGGATGTGTATATGAAGTTATACAAAACTCAACGGACGCTGCAAACGCAAGTGTTACGACGGTTAGAAGCGATATAACAAACTGTAATCAAGTTTGTCAAACTTATACTGTTGCTAACATTTCAGGTTCGCAACAAACATTAAATTATGGAGACTGTGAAGGAGCCTTACAATCCATTGTTGTAGACGCAGGTTCAACCGAAACTATCTGTGCTACATCAATCTCCACTTATTCAGTTTTAGATTTCACCGTTACAAAAACTGATTGTATTTGTTCTGTATTACCTCCTAGCAGTGTGGTTGATATTGAAAAATGTAGTGCTATAACCCCTGCAGTAACCTCTCATGCAAATGAGGATAAATTCCAACTAAGTGTAGGAGACTTTGTAACAGTAAATGACGGTACAAGTCCTGCTTGTGTGTGGAAAGTTACAAACATAAACTCAAGTGCTACTGCGGTATATGATGTTCAAACTGTTGTAACATCTATAAGTGATTGCTCAGACCTTTGTCAAACTTATCAATTAATTAATACGAGTCCTGATACTCCTACTACTATTGATTATGAAAATTGTAATGGTGAAAATACTCAAGAAATTGTTGGTATTGGAGAAACATTTAATTTCTGTGCTACAAGTTCGCCGTTTGCTATTTCAGGAGGTTCTCATACCATAACACAAACTGATTGTGTTTGTGCCCTGACTCTATATGAGGCAGATATATGTGAGATTCAAAGCACTAATAAACCAACGAGCTTGACTGCGACAGTGGTTATTCAAGACACTTTAAATCAATTATCTATTGGCGACCATATATTTATTGGTGGTTGTGCTTATCAAATTACTAAAGTTTATACAGGAACAGATAGCCCGGTTAGTTTTGATTCTTTCTCAACTTCATTTAATTGTAATCAACAATGTAACACATATACAATTACTAACAATAACAATTCTGACAGAAATGTAGGTTATGTGGATTGTAGTGGAACAAATATAAGTTTAGTTGTACCTGCAAATTCAAGTGTAGATGTTTGTACTCAAGTAGATATTGTTTCACAGATTTCAGACAACATTGAGGTTCAACTTACAGGATGCGGTTGTAACGTGCCTGATAATTTTGAAATTAGACAATGTAGAGCTGATGGAGTAACTGCTACAAAGATTATTGCTTCTAACACTTTGAAAATAGGAGATTTTGTAACCATTATTGGTTTACCTGATTGTATATGGGAAGTTATAAGCACAACATCTCAATTACCTACGGCGACCTTCAATACACTTGAAGATAATATTACAGACTGTTCTCAAGTTTGTCAAGAGTACACAGTATTTAATAGCACTGCGAGTCCTCTAGTATATGGATACACAAATTGTGCGGGACAAACCGTTAACGTTTCAATACCGGCAGGTGGCACCATAACTGTTGCAGCTACGGCTTTGACCACCGCTACAGGAGTGGTATTGACTTTAGTTGATTGTGTGGTAAATAATTTAGAAGTTACTCAGTGCAGATTAGACACTCCCGGTGGAGTTACCGAGGTAGTTCCTGCAGAGACTTATCAAGTTGGTGATTTTGTTCATCTAAGTAACAACCCTAATTGTGTGTGGGAGGTTACAGATAGAGTTAATGCTAACGTAACCGGAGTAACGATTACAGGTATAGCCACAACACCAAAAGGTACACCTTTAACTAATTGTGACCAAGTTTGTCAAACTTATGAAGCATCAAATATTGGAAATTCATCTGAAACATATTTATATCAAGACTGTGACGGAAATCAGCAAAGTATAACTATTGAAGCAGGTCAAACAGAAATAATATGTGTAAGTGCATCTCTTCAACAACCACAAGATATAGATTTATTGTTGACTGATTGCGATTGTAATGTTACTCCACCTGCAACTAATTACGCATTAAGAGAATGTTCTGAAGAATCTAACCCACAAACAGTGATTGCTGCAAATAATTTAGGCGGCATTACAGTCAATGTTGGAGATTTTGTAAATTTACAGGGTAGTCCAAATTGTGTGTGGGAAGTATTGGCAGTTAGTAGTCAATCCGCAACAGAGGTTATTGCGTCCATTTCTACTGTTACTGAGTGTTTTGAGGTTTGTCAACAATATACCGTAACAAACACTACTTCACTTTTGATACAGGTTGATTATGTAGGATGCTTTGGGGCTAGAATAATAACAGATAATATACCTGCGAACGGAAGTCTTGACCTTTGTGTAAGAGAGTTTGTAAGTCTACCACCGGGTATAACTATAGTAAAAACAGATTGTCAATGTCAAGAATAATAATATGGCTGCATTAGGAAATTACTTTATAGACGGTTCAACTTTACAAGTTGCAACTGCGGTCTTTACTACAGACGAGATGACTACTGCCGCACCCGATGGTTTCTATTCTGATGGTGTAGTTGTACGAGAACAAGTAAATGGACTTCTAACAAACACAGTGGTTTGCCCATCTTGCGTTTTCCCTTGTGGTCAAGCTATTTTTGCAAATGGTGGTCAAGGAATATATGATGTGACTTTTTCTGCAGGTAGCTCTACCGGATGTATAATTATTTATTTTAACGCTCAATCGGTTCCGGATGGTATTAGGGTTTTATATAATAATCAATTTTATAATGAATTAACAAGTGCTTCATTTGGTTACTTAGCTTCTGATACTCCCAACTCTGACCATTATACTTTTATTGGTGCTCAGGGTAGTGACTGTAGTATTGGGGCTACTTTAAATGGAGGAGGATATAGCGGTCTTAATACTTTTGAGTTTAATGGAAGCGGGTTTACAAATACAGGAAGTCAAGGAATTGTAACAGGTGATTCAGGAGATGTAAAATTAACTGCTGCTAGTCCGGGATATTCAACCTTGTATATACCCAAACCATTTAATGTACCCGAAAATGTAACAGTACAAATTTTTGGTCCTTGCACGGGAACGCTATGGAATCTAGAAGTTAATTGTCCTATCGACCTCACAAGTGTTCATACTTCAGGTTTAGCACCGGGTCCTTGTTTGACAGAGAATTTACCAAATGATTACTACAACATACCAAATAGAGGTGGTACTGCAGGAGACCCACAGATAAATGAGTTTTTTGTTCAAGACCCTCAAGGGAATACTAAAGTTCCTGCGGGTCAATATGTAATTGAAGTTGGAAGCCAAAGAAGACAAATTACAGTAAGCACAGATGGAATAATAACCGCAATGACTGTTTGCACTTAAAATTAAAATTATGTCACAAAATTATACTTTAACATATAGCGAAACTTCAAAAGGCTTTCCATCATTTTATTCATTCTTCCCTGACTATATGATTGGAATGAATCAATTCTTTTACACATTTAAAGGCGGTAATTTGTTTCGTCATAATGTCAACACTAATTACAATACTTTTTATGGGACAACTTATGAATCTACAATATCAAGCGTTTTTAACGAAGCTCCTGTAGAAAATAAAATATTTAAGACCATAAACTTAGAAGGTGATGACGCTTGGACGTTTGAAGGCAATACAGACATACAAAACAATGGTTATATTACTGCTGATTGGTATGAGAAAAAAGAAGGTGATTGGTTTGGTTTTATAAGAAATAACAGTGATACAGGTGCTCAAGTTACTCAAGGTCAGTTTGAATTGCGTTCTTTACAAGGAATCGGTAAAAGTAATGTTGTTGTTAATGACCCTTTAGGCACAACAATAGATTTCCCTTTTAGTGTAGGAGGTTTAAATTCATTAGTAAGTATTGGTGATAATTTATATTTTTCACTACCACCGTACGATACTCCACAATTTTGTGGTGTCATTACTGAAATTTTAGTGGACGGATATGTAGGTGGTGGTTATCCTAACCCTATAAATCAAATTACTGTTGACCCAACAGTAGTAGGTGCCGTTCCTATTCCTATCCAAGACGCATATTTTTTAGCAATTAAAAACCCTATAGCAGAATCACATGGTTTACTCGGGCATTACTGCGAGTTTAAACTTACATTACCGGCTACTACCGCAATAAATGCATCTGAGCTTTTTGCAGTAGAATCTGAAGTGATGAAATCTTTCCCTTAAATTTTATTATCTTTGTAGATAAATGGAATTAAATATAAGACCATTAAAAGACGATGATTATGATACCATCCTCGTTGGATGGTGGAATGATTGGAATTGGAATCCACCGCAAAAAGATTTTTTACCGGAGAACGGTACAGGTGGGTATATGATATTAGATGGAGACGAACCAATATGTGCAGGTTTCATTTATACAACCAATTCAGGTGTTGCTTGGGTAGATTGGATTGTGTCTTCAAAGACATATCGCAAAAAACCTCATCGACAAAATGCGTTAAAATGGCTTATAGATAGTTTAGAAAAATTAGCAAGGAACACAGGGCATAAATATTTATATGCACTGATAAAAAGTAAATCTTTGATAGAACTATACCAAACACTCGGGTTTATAAAAGGTGATGTTTATAACTCTGAACTAATAAAAAAATTATAATATGGCAGCGTTCACAACTATAGCGGTAGGTGCAAGTTTAGCTATTTCTGCGGGAACTGCAGGTGCTTCTTTTGCACAAGCAGGTGCAGCAAAACGAAAACAAGAACAAGCGGAACGAGAGGCTAGAAGAAAAATGGCAGAAGCTCGTAGAAAACTTGAAGTTAATACTATGGAAGATTTAGGTATTAACAAAGAAATATATGATATTGAACGTGAAAACGTTTTAGTTCAAGCTAAAGGTGCTACTCAAGCAGGTGTTGAGGGTGATGCTAGAGGTGCTGCAGCAACTGCAGGTAGAATACAATTAGCAACTCAAGCAGGTCAAAGACAAGTAAGAGCGGCACAAGAGCAAGAGTTAAACAGAATAGAAGAGTTAGTGGCTAAGGAAGAATCTAGGCTTAGAGATTTAGGTGTTCAGTTAGACTTACAGGAAGTAGCAGGAGCACAACAGGCAGCAGCCGATGCCGAGAAACAACGACAACAAGCCATTCAACAAGGTATACAAAGTGCCGGTGCAGCAGTTCAACAAGGTTTGTCATTGGTACCTCTCTTTTCACAAAATATTGGTGCACAACGAAAAGCATTTGGTGAGTTACAATTTACTGATGAGCAATTGAAAGAAATGGGTCCCTTTGATGGTCTTGGGGCAGTTCCTGAAGGGGCAACTTCAAACTTTAATCCCAAAGCAGTACAGGACCTTAGTAGGAAAGAATTTAAAGCATTTAAAAGAGGATTAACTACAGACCAATTTAATAAGACTTTTGGCAGTGAACAATTTAAAACTGCTTATGATAGATTGAAGCCACAAGGAGTCGCAAATCCTTTTGGTATGCAATATGGTTCAGCACCTATGGACCCTGAAATGATGAAACAATTCATGATGTTTCAACAAATGATGAATCAACCAAATCAATAATCTATGACTTATTTTAAGTATGTAGAAAGAGACGTTAAAGACCAAATCAATTGGGCAGAAGTTGGTAAGGGAGTTACCGATATGCTCAAGGCAGAGACTATTGCTCGTGAAAACGAAAAAGCAGCAATCGCTGAACGCTCAAGAAAGTTTGGTGAACAACTTTCAAATGCTCCAACCGGAGACTACGATGCAGGTAATACTTTCATAGGTGATTATAGTAACGGAATGCAGGAGTATAGGCTTTTGCAAGATAGACTACTTCAAACAGGTGAGTTATCTTTACGTGATTACACTCGTAATCGTCAAAACAATACAAGTGGAACAACTCAAATGTTTGACCTTGCCAAAGAATACCAAGCAGAATATACAGAAAAAATGAAGAGATGGGATGGGGATGAGTCTTCGTTTAGAGAAGTTTGGGAAATGGAACAAACTGAAGGTCTTGCTAATTTAAGAAACGTAGGTGCATATATAAATCCTACTAATGGTGTGGTAAGTATTGGAAAAAGAGATAGCAGCACCGGTGATATATCTAGTAACCCAAGCGATTTTGCTACAGTGCCGGAGCTTAGAAGTAGGCTAAAACAAAAATATGACAGGTTTGACCTTAATGGCTTTGCAGACGCTTCTGCGGATAGTTTAGGTGAAATAGAAAACTCTACAGTTTTTAGAGCTAATGAAGGTCAACTTAATACTATTGTTACAGAGGTAAATGCCATGAAGGGTAATTATACCGATGAGGAAAAAGCATTTGTAGCAACTTATAATGAATGGGAAGATGCTGAAGCAGATATTGTTTTAGGCAACAAAAATAAAGTATCTTCTGTTTTGACTGATAGAGGTAAAAAAGCACCCAACGGAAAAGCCTATACATTTACTTATAATCAAGAAGAATTTGAAAATCAACCTGCGGACGGTAATTTAATATTTCTAGCAAGGGAAGAAGTAAAATTGAAAGACGGTACAATTGTAGAGGGTGTTATAGCAGGTACTCCTGTGTTTACAAAACAACAAGAAGAAGATGTAAAAAATACTGTAAAAATGGCTATTCGTGCAAGAATAGACCAAAAGAGAACTACTAAATCTGCAGGTTCTACACCATTTGAACCAACGTCAAATCAAGCGAGAGGAGATTCTGAAGACCTACAAGTAAGTGTAGTTAACAATTTTGCTAAATTATACTATGGAACTAAAGAAGAAAAATTAGCAGCAGCAAATGCTTTACGAGGATTTAATCCAAACGTGGGAGAGATAAGGTTGTCAGATGATGGTGAAGGAATAATAATTGATTTCAACGACGGAAGAGATTCTGAAACTATATTGTTCGGACAAGACCAAAGAGCCTTTGTTGAGTCGGGTATGAACTTTGCGTTGCCTGATAAAAATAAAATTGCTGATATTAACGAAGTAATTAGTAGAGGTAATGTCAATTTCGATAAACCATTGTTGAAAGGAACAGATTATGCCTTCTCATCCAAAGGTCAAGGAGAAGTTAAACTACCATTTGAAGAAGCCTTTAAGCAAAACGAAGGTGCTAAGTTTGACCTAGTAACACTTACAAAAAATGCGGGTGCTGCCATTAGCGAAGAGCAAGAAGAAGCGGCTGAGTCAGAATTGAAAAAACAAATTTCTGCGTTACCGGGATTAGAAAAAGTTTCAGTTAGAGACTTTAATGTAGGAATGGGATTGGTTGTTACGGTTCCTGCTAATAACGAAACAGGTACTCCGAGAAAGAGATTTGATATTGATTTATCAAATGCAACTAAAGCAAAAGAGGAGTTAGAAAAAGTTAAAGAGTTCTTGGTCAATCTGTCATTCAACCAACAAAACTTTTTATTAGATGAAGATGCAAAAAACAGGTATACAGATGATTTTGGTAGACGTAAAGAAGCTCAAACAAATCAAACAAATCAAAACACACCCCCACCAAATAATCCACCACCTAGACCACAATAAATAAAGTCTTATGAACGAAGAATATTTAAGACAGTTATATGATTATATGGTATCACAAGACGAGACTTACTCGACTGACGTTACCTTTGATTCTTTTGTGGAAAATATGGGGCAACAACAATTTGCTGCTCAGATATATGAATACATGGGTTCAATAGACCCTTCTTACAAAAACGAGGTAAGTGTGGTTGACTTTTTACAAGCCGTGGGAACGGTAAAAAAAAAAGACGATGGGGAGTTACCATCAGAGGATACTTCATCGGAATCATTCAAAGTTGATGACTTCGCTTATTTAGAAACAATAGACCCCAACAATATTCAAGGCAGAGACACTCGAGCTGCAGGATATATTGACCCTGCTAGTTTGGCATTAAGAAAATTAAACCAAGAGTTTAGTGGCAACTATACTGAAAAGGGTTCGGAGATGATGATTAAACAAAGTCTGATTGAAAAAGACCCTTTGTATCAGAATGCTTTGTTACAAAGAGATGCCGATATAGCATACACAAAAGAGCAAGTAGCTGCTGCACAAGCAGACTTAGATGTAATGACTGCAGAGGAGGATGAAATTAAGAAGGAGCTATATCTGAAAGAAAGACAGGACAATCTTGATATAAACAAGTCCCCAACTTTTCAAAACGATTTAGCAACTATTACAAGTGATGTTCTTGCTAATGATGACGAGGATGTAAGTGCGAAATATTTAAGTGGCTTACTTGGTAAGTATGGTTTTACCGTCAGACAATCGGGAGGCAAACTGAAGAGGTTTTTTAGTTATATAGGCGGTGTTGACCAAAAAGATATAGACAAAGAGTTTGATGGTGTAGAAGTTTCTATAAATACAGAGGATGGAGTAAAGACCGAATACATAGACCTAGATGCCTTTACTGATGCAGGTGATGAATCAGAAGCAGAAAAATTAAGAAACTTTGTTGCTAAATATGCACAAACCCCACAAGAACAAAGAGAGCTTGTTGATAGCGATTATATGCAAAATGTTGTAAGAGCTCAAAATCTTCGTTCAACACCACGTATACTTAATGGAGAAGAGTCTACTGTATTATTTCAATCTGCAAACATTGACGGAAAAGAAGTAGTTTATCCCACGTTATTCCCTATAAACCCAAACATACAAACTAATGACCCGGATTATTGGGTAGAGCTTGATGGTATGGAAGCCTATGAAGAAGCTAAAAAAAGAGGCGAGGTGTTTAGTGGTTTTAAAGACCGTGAACAAGCAGAGTTGTTTGCTGAAGGTTCTTGGAAAGAAATAAACAACGTTGAAGTCGAAGCAGATAGGTTTTTTAAAGATAGAGGTCAAGACTATTTAGCAATAAAAGAACAGTTCACAGAGTATGAAAGAGTAAGAGACAAGATAGATTTTATTGAAGCAGCACGTAGTGGTTCTGATACTCGAGCAAGAGAATTAAAATTTTTAACTGATGAGGAGAAAGAACTTTATAGTGATTTGTACGGAAGCGATGGTTTTTTAAGAAACGATATACTAGATATTCTTGAAGAAGAAAAAAAAGTCGAAGCCGATTTGTCTCCCATCTATACTGATGACCAAATACAAGAGATACGAGAAGACTTTGATGTTTACATAGACAAAAAATATCAGAAGATTGCACAAGAATCAGTGCGTCAAAATATGTCATCTAAGTATATTCAAAACGAATTACTTACTAAATCATTATCTGAGTTTGGTGTTAACATAGAACAGTTACCTAATTATACTCCCCAAAACGCAGAAGCAGCAGAACTTAAAGATGCTATATTAACATCATATAAAGCAACAAAAGATGTGCAACAAGCTGCAGCAGACACTTATCAAGTGGCAGAAACATACTTAGATTCAAAATTTGACAAAAATTTAAGAGGTGAAATAGTCCAAAATTGGAGCGGTATGTCTAATGAAATCAAGCAAGGTTGGTTTCGTGGAAAAGCAGGTAATGAAATATTAAAACTAGCTCTAGGACTAGAAGACGTGGACGATGACGCTTCTACTGCTCAGATAGCACAAGCAATTGTAGATTATATGGAAGCAGGAAACACAGGTAAAACAAGCCGTGCAATGGCACGTTGGCATTCTTCCCGTGGTTTCAGAGAGGCTTGGGATGCATTTAGTGATAATCCTGCAGAACTTGCATTAAGTTTTGCCGGAAATAGTATCTCTCAAATGTTACCTTATGGATGGAAAATTATTTCAGGGACTGCGGCTACAGGTACTGCAATAGGTGCAGGGGTCGGTGCTACAGGTTTTGTTACAGGTCCCGGTGGTGTAGTAACAACTGCGGGAGGTGCTATGACAGGTTTGAGTTGGGGGTTAAGAACAGGGTTTGCAGCAACGGGATATGCATTGGAATATACCAATGCAGTAATGGATGCAGCAAAAGAGTATGATTATGATATAATGGACCCCGAACAGATGAAAGCTGCATTGCAAGATGATAGAGTGTGGGCTTTTGGTGCAAAAAGAGGAGCACAACGTGGTATACCTATTGCTATTGTTGATATTCTTTCAGCCGGTTTAGCAGGTAGATTGTTTCAGGTTGGTAAAACTGCATCATACGGTAGGAGAACCGCTTTATCTTTAGGTGAAAGAGTATTGTACGACCCTCTTGCAGAAGCAACAGGAGAGTATTTGGCTCAAGTTAGTGCAGGAGAGAAGATTGATTGGAAGGAAATATTTGCAGAAGGACTTGGTGGTTTAGGTAACAACGCACCATTTGCTGCATTGAATATGGCTCTTGATATGAGAGCAAACAATAACGTAGAAATAGCCAACGATTTAAGCAGTATACAAGGCTTAAATAACGAGTTAAAAAACAAATTAAGTGTTAGTCCTAAGAGAGTTTCTAATTGGGCTAATAATATGCAAAGACTTGGTCAGATAAGTAAAGAACAAAATCAGCGTATACAGTTGAACTTAGGTTTGAGACAAGATGCACTTAATGTGTTGAATGCTACAGAAGGCAATATAACTCCTGAAGTTTTAAACAGGACTATGGAGTTGATGGCAGCTAAGAATGAATTAGAAGCCACGCAAAACAGAAAAGCCGTCTTTAGTAATAAGATAAGCGAAGTAAAAGTAGAGTTGGCAGAGTTAGCAGAGACTAAAAAATTAAGACCAACAGACCAACAAACTAATCTAAACATTGGCGGTATATCTACGTCTCAACAAACTGAAACAGATATACGTAGTGATGTGACTGCATCTTATAAAATAGATGGAGAGAATCTAACACGTAAACAAATGTTAGATAAGATTGGTAACATGACATTAGAAATGTTTAACGACTCTAATGTTCAGGTAGATAATGACCAAGAAGTAACAGATATTATTAACGATAAATTTAAACAAGATGCCATTCAAGAGCGAAAAGCAGAAAACGTGGATGAAGCTCAACAAGCCGGAAATATACAAAAGGTGGATGAGGAGGTATCATCCGAACAAACCGCAGGACCTGAGACCACTCAGGAGAGTGAGGTAGAAACATTAAAGGATAGTCAAATCCCTGTTAAACAACAGGCGTTTACATATACAGACGCTAATGGGGAAACTAAAAATGCTACTATCACCACAAATCTTGATGGTAGTAGAGAGATGAGACTAACGGATAATGAGGGAACTACTTTCACTACTCAGAAAATTTCTAAAGACAACACCTTGTCTAATGAAGAATATTTGACCAATGCTGCAGGAGATATACAAACCACTGAAGAGGTAGACATTACAACTGTAAGAAATCCTAAGACAGAAAACAAAATGTCTAACAGACAACGTAAAGCTGCCGGATTACCTGTAAAAGAAGTAGTTGATACTGATACTCGAGAAGCAATAACAGAAGAAACGAAAGACTTAGAACAGGTTCTCAAAGAAAAAGGAGTCAAACCTCCAAAAAGAAGAAGAGTGTCTTCAAAGACACAGAAAAAGACAAAGAAAAGGATACAGGTAAAGACCCTACCTAAAACTGCAAACGCTCAAGCAGGGACTAATGTAAGAGAAACAGAAGAAGAGGTAAAACGAAAAAGACGACCAAGTAAAGCAAAGATTGCTGCTGAAATAAAAAAGATTGATGCAGAAATAAAAAAGATTCGAGCATCCAAAAGAAACAGACCTACTAAGTCTGCTTTAATACAAGAGTTAAACCAAAGAAAGAAAAACATACAAGAGGGTAAAGTAGATTTTAGAACTAAAGAAAGAGGAGCAACAGTAAATGTAGCACCGTTCTTTGACACTTCAGTTGAATCTACAACAGAAGCAGGTAATTTAAGAACATCAAATGAATATGAACAGTATAAGCAAAGCCTAATAGACTTAGGTAAAGACTTAGGTTTAGAAGTAGAAATTGAAGAAGCTATCGGAGGTTATGTAAATGATGCCGGTACAAAGATAAGAGAGATAAGTACAGTTGTAAATTTAAAAGACGCTACACTAGAACAAGCCTCTGAGTTTGCGGCTATCGCTGCTGCATTAGCACCTGAAGTACAAGAGTCTAGCATTGCTGCTGAATATACTACAGACGGTGCGATAAATCATAATGGTGACGAAATTACTATCAAGGTTTCAGATACGGAAGGCACCTTCCAAGCCCTGCAAGAAGCAGGTATTGATGAATTTACTTTGAGCGAAACAAATAATTCATTAACTTTGTTGGACATTTTTGATTTTAGTGACCCCCAAAAGGATGCCAAACTTGAAAAGTTATTAGATATATTAGATGACAAAAACATTACTTATGAAGTCTCAGACAAAAGAGCAATCAACTCAAGATATATTGGCAAGGAGAGCCGACAACAGATTCTTTCAGATGGTCGCCAAGGCTCCCTACAACAACGACAAGAAGGGTCAAGCCTTCGTGAAAAAATCCTCCTCGCAATAAACCGTGATGCCGAGAACGAAGGAATAACTACAGAAGAATATACAGAGGTAAAAGATACTGATACCAACATGAACACCAACGACTTGATAGACAAGTATGTTGGAATGGATGATGTGGGTAAATTTTTACAATTCATCAACAAGAGTTTTCCTTTTGTTCAGTTTTCTGTAAATCAAGAAACATTTAATAAAATGATAGCTAGTCCTGATGTAACTCCTTACATTAAAAACGGACAGGTAATATATGGTATGACTAAAGAGGGTAAAATATTTATCAACCCTGAAGTTCATAAATCAAAAAGTGATTTATTTAATACTGCCATACACGAGATGGGACACGTATGGATAGAAAACTTAAAAATACAAGGCAAAGAGATATATAATAAAGGTGCAGCTTTGATAAAACAAACTGCTCTTTACAAAAGAAACTTAAAAAAGTTTGATGGTGATGTAACCAAAGCCGTAGATGAAACTATGGCTACTCTAATAGGTAATAAAGGAGAGACGGTAATAAACGAATCGTTAAAAGAAAAAATAAAAAATTGGATAAACTCTGTATGGACGTTTGTAAAGAAGACCTTTAAATTATCAAAGGACTTGTCACCACAAGAAATACAAGACCTCACACTAGATGAGTTCTTAGGAACTGCCGTTGCTGACATTCTTTCAGGTAAACCTGTGAAGATTGACGATAAACAACTAAATACATTGACTGAGAACTTAGCTGAGACTATGTTTAGAGCTGATGACACTGCTTCTGAGATAGTACGTATAGGTAGGGAAAACGCATTTTCAGACGCATCTATACGTGAAGTATTAAAAGGAAGAGGGTTTAGTGCTGATATAATCAACGAGGCGATGACTTATGACGTAGATGGCACCACAAGTATGCCGACTGAATTTAGTCGTGTAGAGGGTGGTATATTGAAGGCAGCAAAACTTTTTAATGAAGTCAATCAAAAGCTCCAAGACTTTTCAATGAAAGCAGGTAAAAGAATAAAAACCTTTTCAGAGATAAGACAAAAGGCACAGGAATTATTAAAAGCCAATCCTATCTTCCAAGAACAGAATGAACAAGTACAACAAGAATTACAAATAGGGTTTGACAGAAGCCTTGGATATAGAGGTAATCCTGAAGTTCAACAAGAGATAAGTAATATACGAGCTAACCTCAGACAACAAAACGTAGGAGCAACTAATCTTAATAACTTAAAAATACAGTTAAAGAATTTTATTAGAGCTAGTTTACCTCCATCAAAAAAATATAGTCAAGCAAAAATTAATAGACTTATTGCATCTGTAACTAATCTAAGAAAACCTGAGCAGTATATCGCAGCTCAAGAAAAAGTAATGAAGATAGTAGATGAGCAACGTGCTATTATGAAAAGAGACACTCTTGCAGAGATATACAAAATAGTAAAAGACAAATCCTCATTTAGATTACAGTCAAAAAAGAGAAGATTAAAAGGAGTCGATGGTATTGCACAGGTCACTTTTGCTAACATAAAAGAAGTGTTGGATGCAGTTTTAATTAAAGACCCTGAGCTAAGAGCTGAAGCGGTAAGAAAGATTTCTGATTACTTATTAAAGAATGAACAAAAAATATTTGAGGCTTCACAAAAGGTAGTAAGGAACGAAGAGATAGATTACTTCGAGCAAAATTTACTACAACTTCAATTAGCTTATGACCAATTTATAGACCTACCTGAAGCGTCTTTAGAACAAGCACAAGGTATCTTAGAAGATTTAAAACAACAAAAGAAAGAAGGTATACTGCGTTTTAATGAGCGTAGATTAAAAAAAGCTGCTGAAGCAGAAGCAAGAGCAGAAGAAGTAACAAATCAAATTAAGGAAACTAACAGTAATTTATTCAATGAAGATGGTACTTTAAAAGA